TGTTGCTAAATCCATCTGTATCTCTCTAGCCAAGAACATTTCCAATACGCCAAGACCCCTTGGAATTGTTGCTGTTCCAAGGGGTCTTAGTCAGAAACAAAAGGTGCTAGTTCAGCACACCTTCCACATCCAGTAACGTATAATGAAATCAACGGCTCCCACGGAAAGAACGGCGGAATTCCAACGATTTGATACGATTGGTATACGATTGGAATACCATTCGCCACGGATTGTTTGTTGGAGAATGTTGGAGAATGAAGGATGTTGAATGCCAAGGATAAGAAAAACCGGAGCGGTCTACCCCATCCGTCACGAGCAGCGGAAAAAACTCAAGGACGGCACGGTGAAAACCTACGTGAACTGGCAGGCCAAGGTGGACGGCAGATGGGTGTCCGCCAAGACCTACAAGGAATGCGACAGGAAAATAGCCGAAGCCCTCAAGGAGAAAACCGAATGGGGCATGGGCATCGACCATACCACCCGTCTCGGCGAGTACGCGGAACGCTGGTTCGAGCTGAAACGACGCAACCTGAAACCCAAGTCCATCGGCAACTATTCGTCCCTCATCAACGTGCATCTCGCCAAATACGCCGACCAGCGGCTCAACGACATAACCGCCTCGGCGGTGCAGCGCATGATAGCCAACATGCGCAACCTCGACGGCACCCCATGTTCATACGACCGGCAGCTCGGCTTCTACAACATCCTGAACCAGATATTCAAGGCGGCGGTGGCCGACCGGCTGATACCCACCAGTCCGGTCACCAGCGAAGCCCGACCGAAACGCAGGGACACGGGGCTGGCCGGGGAACGGCGCACCATCAACGGGCCTGTGATCACGTCGGCGGACAAGCGCAGCGGCCCGCAGGACCGCAAGGCGTTCACCGTGGAGCAGATGCAGGACATGCTCGAAGAGTCCTCCGACGACCTGTTTGTGGGCACGCGCCAATGGTGGCGTCTGCTTACCGGCATGAGGCAAGGGGAGATACTGGGTGCCCCGTTGGATGATCTCGACCTGTGGCGGGACAAGGCGTTGGAGACAAGGGACAGCGGCGAGATATGGGCGGGCAAGTATACCGTGAACTGGAAGCTGGAAAGCCTCGACAAGGAGCATGGTTGCGGGGAGCCCGGCAGGGACGGAAGATACCCGTGCGGTTTCAAACGGCCTTCGAGCTGCCCCCGATACCGGTGGAAGGTGCCGGACGGGTACGACATGATACACCTGTGCAAAGGGTATGCCCTGACGCCGCCGAAGTCCGCGAGAGGCAAGGTCGTGCCCATCATCCCCCAGTTGGGCACCGTCGTGCACCGGTATCTGGAGGCCACGGAGAACATCATCCCGAACCCGTACAACCTGATATTCAGGACGCGCGAAGGCCTACCGCTGAGCGCATTGGACGATAGGGCCACGTTCCGCGACCTCATGCGCAGGGCCGGCATACCCGACTATGAGAACCGGTACGGGCATGAATGCCGTAATTCCGTGGTCAGCCTCCTGTTCCACATGAAGGTCGATCCCGGCATCATCCAACGAATCGTCGGCCATTCGTCCGTGGAAATGAGCGAGCATTACCGCACCGTGCCTGTGGAGGACCTGATGCGCGGCATGGAGACGATAGGCGACAAGCTCGACCTGAAGCAGATCGAATGGAAGGCCTGACCATATCGGTGAGCCCAACAAAATGGTCCCGTCCTCCAATACAGGAGAACGGGACCAATCACACTTCACTTAGTCGAGATCATTGGTACTGGCGCAGAAGTCAGAATCACCACCAAGGGAACGACAGATACCATACCCGGCACGGTTATTGACATCCTCTGTTTTCTTGTAGTCTCTGTAGGCTATCACGCCAACGACAAGAGCAATGATGACCAGAATGGCAATGATTGCTGCCTTGACATTGTTGTCGTGATGTTTCTCTTCTTTACGCTTATTCTCTGCCTGCTCCTCTTCATGACGAAGATTCTGTTGCTCCTGAAGTTCCACCAACCGTTTCTGCGTCTCCAGTAACTGACGTTGCAGTTCCTCCTGCGTCATTTCAGGTTTCGGCTCGTCGGGTTTCAGCGTCGGCCGTTGTGACGCTGGTGGTTGTTGTGGTTCGCTCATTATTATTCCCTCTCTTTATTGGGTTGGTTCTTCATATTCTACTTATTTAGTGCCATTCGCAGGCAATTCCGTCACCGTCACGATCCAATGCCGAACGATAGCCCGGCTGGCCCCGATACAATGGCGCGGCGCCGGCAGCTCGCGCTGCTGAACAGTTCTTGTAATACGCCCAACCGGTCGAGGAGTCGTCGGAGGAATAAGATGAGCCCGAATTGGTTGACGTCGAAGCCGCTGCTGCGGCGTCCTCCCGTTGCTTTACCGCGTTCTCGCGTGAGTCAAGCTCAGATGACCGACTATCCAAATCCGATTGCCTTTTATCGAGTTCAGCCTTCTTGCTGTCGTACTCATCCTTGTAGGGTTTGAGCTCATCTATCCGCTTCTGATTGTCAATCACAATTGACTGCAAGTCAGATATCTTACTGTTGAGGTTCCGGACTTCCTCTTTATGGGCGTCGATCATCTTCGTGTATTCGGGCTGCTCCACCGGATCACGAGAATCGTATCCGCCTTGCCAGCCCATGAAGAAGGCGATTAGCGCGACCAATACCAATGCCAGCACCATGAATACCGCGAAAAGCGGTGCCGGAATCCTGTTCACTGCACGACTCGCGGCTTCAATGGATTTCTCGACAAGATCATCCTTCTCCGGCTTCGACCCCTTAACCTCAGTCGCGGCAGTAGAAGACGCGGGCTTAGTGGTGCTGGGTTGAGTCTTGGCGGCATTCGCCTGCTGTTTCACCTGATGCTTCTCTATTTGGGAGATTCTCCTGCTCAGGTCATGGAAGAACACGCTAAGAACTCTGTCTCCATCCTCGCCTTCTTTGATGAGATAGACGATGACCTCATGATCTTTCACCCTTATCCGCAATTTGCTTCCAAAGGACGAGCGAGCTCCTATATCAGTACCTTGCTTAACCAAGACGAGAGGAGAATACGGCCCTGATTTAAGTAGGGAATCGATTGCCGTCTTAATCAGTTGTGGCGAGCATTCGTATGTTTTTGATTGACTAGACACCACGTCCCCTTGCCGAAACCCATTCTCTCCGTATGAGCGATACTATCATTATTTGGCTTGAACGGAGAACATCTGAATTGCGATTATCCAATATCTGGTGCATAATCAGAATCATGCAATCGAACAAATGTTCGGGTCAGTAGGAAAAAGAATGGGGCGCGTCTCCTCCGCCAAGATCGGACGCGCCCCAAAGCATTGCCCCTACCGGAAAGGATAGGAACATGAACTAGTGTATATCATTCTCCTTATCTTCAAGCCCAGTTCTCGCGGCAATGGACTCAGCTCGGGACACAAGGTCTGACACCTTGATTCCCAGAGCGTCGGCCAGTTTACGCATCTGCTCAAAGTCGGCTACCGACTGAAGCTTCAGAATTTTCCGAAGCGTCGAGAGAGGCACACCAGACTTTTCCGCCAGGGCGGGGTTTCTAATACCTGCTTCTGCCCCATAGGACTCTATGGCTTTTGCCAGAGCCATTGAGTACGGGGTGATTTCTCGTTTATTTGTACCCATGTGGGTTACATTACTCCATATTAGGACATAAAGCAACCCCAAATGGGTGACACGCCGTATTTGAAAGTGACCCAAATGGGTGATAATGTATTCCACATGAGCAGCAAACAAGCAACATCCAAAGAGCTTGGAGAGGCGATGAAGAGCCTCTTTAAGTGGCGCGGAGTTAATCAAGATGAAGTTTCACTTGAGACTGGCATACCGATTACTTCACTCAGTCGAAAACTGAACAGCGGTGTTTTTAGGTATGAAGAGATGTGCTCGATAGCTTCAATCCCGAAAGTCCAGCTTTCAACGATCATTACCTTGGCCGAATGGATACACGGCGGAGGAGATTTTGAAAGGTTCGCTGTTGAGCATCTTTCTCCTTCTTCTCTTAATAAGTCTCCTGTATTGGAGGTAACAGCATGAAGATGCAGCTTGACCTCAACGGCCCTTCCCCTCCCCTGATCATTCACGGGCTGAAAACGCTGATTGAAGATGGAGACGTCGAAACATTGGAAATCACCGGGGACGGCCTATCCAATGCAACCGCGATTGGGAAACTCCTGAACATCGACCCGTCGATACTGGCTTCCAGCCAAGACGTGCCGCTGGTTATCGACCTGGACCACGGGAACGCGGCGTATGCCACCTTCGGCTGTGTACGGTTCCTTGATAACCAGCGACTGCTGGACTGGCTGGACATGATTCAAACCGGGGCGTTCAGGAACGTACCGGATATTGAACCGTCCACGGAAGTCCTGCCCCGTCTACGCCCGACAGAATCAAACCAGTGAACGAGTTCCGCAGGTTCGTCGCCCTGAACTTGACCAGAATGGCCTCACCGTCCGGAATCGTCTGATGTGGTCCACCTTCCACCACGAGGAACGGCTTAGACACCCCATCGAACGATTTGACGGCTTCCACGGTGAGCTGCTTTCCGCTCACGTTGACCAACCGCCATTCGCGACGACCGACCAGCACAGGCCTACTCCAATACTCCATATTCACCTCCTCTCCGAAAGAGAACACCATGAACACATCAAATCGTAGCCCAGCAGCCAACGAGGCGAAGAATGAAGCCCCTGAGATTTACAGCGGAAAGGTAGGAGTGGAGATCGTACCGGATATGCGCAAGCTCAGGAGCTTCGCCAAGGACTTCATCGCCCTCGTGGACAGTTACTGGCCGGAGGAAACAGGTAGTCCCTTGGCCACGCAATCCAGGCAGACCGGCAACTGTGATTCGCCTACACCGGACATGTCCTCGACTTCGGCACCACAGTAATAGCAGCGATTGCCGTTCTGCTCCTTCACAGCACGAACGGCCATCTGTTTCAACCGGTCATCGAAGTCCTTATTGAACTTGACGAAAGCCATATTCACCTCCTCTCAATGAATCGAGACATTATGAACACTTCGAAAGAGCCGGAAAACCTGTATGAAGAGCCACCCGTACCGGAGATCAAGCCATGCCCCATCTGCGGCAAGACCCCATCGGTCTACTGCGCCGGATGCTCAATGTTCGGAAGCGGTGCCAGCACCAGGTTCTGGAATTGCCGGTGCATCGACTGCGATTATCCCAAGCGTCCTTCCGGATTGAGCGTCAATTACTGTAATAAGGCCGACGTTGCCGACCATTGGAATGAGTTGGCGGACCGGTCTGAGAAAACACTGGACGCACCTCTTCCCGAATGCCCCATCTGCAATAAGCGTCCGACGCTTGTAGAGATCGTCGGCAAAGGAATGGTCTACGACTGCGGATGCGATTGCGTGAGTATTTCAAGCCCCTCCCTCAACCCGATAGAAGTCAAGAAAGACTGGCTGAGAGAAGCCGCCCGCAGAGCGGACTACCTGAGAAGGCTTCGCTCCTGCACGGATGTGCTGTCAAGAAATTAACAAGTCTTGCCGCAGTGGGTCGTTTTTTATCCACCTATCGACTACAGGCAAATAAATACCATACTGCGATCTGCTGCGGCAACCATCGGCCGGAACCCTTCGGGGTGTCTGGACACGCACCATCGCCGCCACACCATAGGACTCGTCATCCATCTCTCAGAAACCAGAAACACGGTGGCGGCAAGGACGTTCTCGGTTCGAATCCGAGTCCGGCCACGAGGAAAGGACATGCCATGAACAGGAAAACGTATGGGGCTCACTGCTCCGGCTGGCAGCATTCACCTGATGAACGCCGGCACCGGCATGAGAACACGAAGACAATCACTTGTCTGACGTTGGCGGCGACCGGGTTCCTGATTCTCTCACTGCAACCCTATGCGGGCCCGTGGAGCATTCTCGCAGGCTTCATGTGCTGTTCGCCCGTCATGCTCTCGTTCGCATTGTCGAAAGGAACACAAAAATGATCTGGTTCATACTCGCCGTAATACTCCTGCTCATCGGAGTCGGCATGATAGCCGTCGCACTCGCCAACGGTGGCGACGGAGCCGGTTTCGGCTTCATTCCCATCATCGTCGCCGCACTGTTGATGATTCCGGCATGCCTATACTCGCTGGACGTAGGCGAGGTGGCCGTCATCCGCAACATGGGCGGCTCCGTCGCCGGTCATGCGGAGAACGCGGGCTTCCATGCGAAGGCGCCGTGGCAGTCGGTCATCAAATACGATACGCGCAACAACCTCATCAACTTCTTCAAGGACACCGACTACAAGTACGACGGCGGCAGCGCGGAAGGCAAGGAGATCACGGTCAACGACCGTAGCGGTGCCAGCGCGAACATCGACATTCAGGTCAACTATTCGCTCGAACCGTCCGCCGCCGAAATGCTCTACTCGGAATACGGCAAGCAGACCACGTTCACGCAGAACTACATCGGCAACGACCTGCGCAGCGTGGCCCGTGAAACCTCCGGCAAGTTCGACACGATCACGATGCTCACCGACCGTGGCAAGTACACGAAGGCCGTGCAGGACGCGCTCACCTCGAAATGGAAGAGCATCGGCCTGACCGTCGAACAGGTGTCCGTGCAAGACATCCGCTACCCGAAGTCCATTACCGACAGCTACGCGCAAGCCCAAGCCGCCGAGGTCGCCAAGCAGAAGGCGAAGAACGAGCAGGAGACCGCGAAGGTCGAGGCCGAGACGAAGCGCATCAAGGCGCAGGGCGAGGCCGACGCGAACAAGGTGCTGAACGATTCCCTGACCGACAACGTGCTCCGGCAGCATTACATCGACGCTTTGAAGAACGCCGACCAGCTGATCGTCACACCCGAGGGCTCCAACACCCTCATCCAACCCAAATGATTCTTCCGGGCGGGGTTCTTTATTCCTTTACTTCCTCGTCCGGTGGCAGCCAAGCGCATGGTGCCGCACCTACGAAGCCTTCCAATGGTCATGGACTTCTCCAAGGTGCACCGGGTTCGACTCCCGGCTTGGCGCTCAGAAAAATTTAACCCCTTCGCGTCCTTGCGTCGGAAACCAATAAAAGGGTTTCGGACGTGTCAGCACCGGCGTAGAAGGACAACCAAATAATCAAGCCCAGTGGAGGGAAACAATCATGGAACTCACCCCATTCGACCGTATGAGACTACTCAACACGGAGGACGCCGACTGATGGCATCTGATTTCAACTCCATCGCCAAAGCCATCCGTTATCTCGGTGATTGCGTCCGTTATCTCGCGGACAAGTATGTGGCCGTGAACGATCGCGTGTACTCGGATTGGAACGAGGCATCGAAGGTCGTGGGAGACGTTGGCCGCGACCATGTGGCCGATTATGCGGAGGCATCTCACAAGCAGGGCAAGTCGCGTACTTGGCGTCACAGTCACCTGATGGAACGCGAGGAACAATTGTCCATGCAGTCGAGGGGTTCTCATGTTGACCCCGAATGATGTCCGGCATAGAAAGTTCCGCACGTATCGTTCCCTGCTTTACGGAGAGGTCTACGACGTGGAGGACGTTGACGATTTTCTCGACTTGGTGGCCGACACCATCAAGGTTTTAGGCAAGGAAGTACTCAAAGCAAGAAAGGAGTGGCAATGACCGTCGAGCAGATGGCCGATGACGATTACTTCGCGTTTGACGCGGTGGACCAGACCGCGTTGAAGAAGTATCTGGTCAGCCCGTTGGCGTATTCGCAGTATCTGACCGGCGAGCATTCGTCCTCCCCCCAGTTCGAGTTCGGGAAGGCGGCTCACAGTCTCATATTGGGCAGTGGCCCCGAGGTGCTGGTGAAACCGAACCTACGCACCAAGGAAGGCAAAGCCAGGTATGCGGAGACATTGAAACTGCATGAGGGCGAGGATATCGTATGGCTTTCCCCCGATGATGTGGAGAAGGTCGAGGCCATGCGGGACATGGTTGGAGATTTCTTCACGAAGCTGGATGGTCAGCCGGAGGTGGCGATGATCGCCGCCGACCCTGATACCGGATTGTTGATTAAGGGCAAGGCGGACTGGTTGCCGTCCACTCCCGACCCGGATGGTGTGCTGCGTATCCGTGATTACAAGACCACGGTGAAGTCGCCGGACGAGTTCGAGCGTTCCTGCTGGCAGTACGGGTATCACATTCAGGCCGCGTTCTACATGCGTCTCTACCGGTTGACGATGCCCGAATATAAGGGGCCGTTGGGTTTCGAGTTCGTCGTGCAGGAGAAGAACCCGCCGTTCGACTGGATGCGCTACGAGATTCAGGAGGATTCGCCCATCATCACCGAACTGGCGGAACCGAAGATAAACCACGCCTTGCAGGGCATCAGATGGTTCCGTGACAACACGGAGGACCCGTTGGAGGCCATGAGGGCCTACGGGTTGCCTAAATACCCGAAGGATGTCGTGTTCCCCGACTGGAAGCTGTTGGAGGAAGAGGAGGAGATTGAATCATGGCGGTAATTAAGAAGGACGCTCAGGGCGGTCGTGGCACGTATGCGACCCTGGCTCAGGTCGTGAACTATGTGGACGAGCAGGGGTTCGACCTGCAATGGCCGACCCAGTTGGTTGACGGACGCCTGTATGTGGATACGGCCGTCAGGAAGAAGGGCACGGACAAGTGGATTGCCAGTAATTGTCTTATCCCGGTCGAGGTGGGTGATTCGCGTGGCATGAGCGTCATGCAGGCCCTCGGTTCCGCATTGACGTATGCGCGACGCTACAGCACTTGCGGCGCGTTCGGACTGGCGACCACGGATGATGACGGTGAGACGAGCGGCTACAAAAAGCGTTCTGTCAAGGGTATGACCGACGAGCAGAAAACACAGATCGACCGGATTCTTGAAGACTGCAAGATTCCGGTGGGTCAGGAGAACGGTTTCATCGGCAATGTCCTGCAAACGCGGGTCGCTTATGGCACGTTGACCGAATATCAGGCGCAACGGTTCATCGACGCTTACCGACAGCACAACGACAAGGTTAAGGAGGCTCCTAGTGAGCAGTGAGATTGGTTTGAACGACGTGAAACCGGGCATGTGGGTTGAGTTTGATGATACGGACGGGCATTATGCGGGCGAACTGCATGAGATGAAGAACCCGGAAAGCATGGTGGACGTTCTCATCATGAGTATGGGCCATAAGCCGCCACTGTACATCGAGACCGAGGATGAAGGCAATCTCGTGGTTTTCTTGGATTTTGGCGATGGGTACAGTACCGGTTCCGCTCGGAACGTGCATGTGTACGAGTCGAAGCCCGAGACGGAATCCGTCAAGCAGGCTGAAGATGATGACAAGAAACCGTTCTGGAAAGGCAAGACCTGCGGGGAGCTGGAAGGGCTGCGTGTCAAGATAACGTGGAATAACGGCGACACGATGACCAGTACGCTCGACATGGTGGGAAACGTTGCTCATTGCGTCTCTCTTTCTCCCGCCATTCGTTCATCCTCGACTTTCGTCCCTTACTCCGGTATCAAGTCCATCGAACTGGTGGATGATGCTTTCCGTGAGCGTATCACCGATATCACGAAGGTTCGCCCCAGCGACAAAGTGGTGGTGAAGAACGGCAACGAGTACACGGTGAAGAAGACGGATTCTGACCGTGTGGGCGGACAGACCCTGTGCCTGAGTATCGGGGAGCTCGGCTTTCCGGACGGGCGGTGGATGGATGACTCCTTTTTCCAATATGCGTACCGCGGACCGTACACGATGGATGACCTTCCGAAGGAGCCGGGCTTCTACAAGGCTCGCACCGAATCGGTGTGGAAGCATGACGGCAAACGTTGGATGCCGGTGCTCTCCCATGATGGCACCATCGCCCCCGCCTTCCCATGCCAGTCCCAATCCCGCAGCCAGTTCTTCAAGACCAGTGTCCGGGATGATCGTTTCCCGTTCACGAAGGTGGAGGCGAGCTTCGAGTGACTTTCACCCCGAGGCCGGGCTGCAAGTGCGCCAGATGCCTGTGGGCTCACGGGGACAAGATCACGCTCCCCCAATGCCCCACATGCGGTGCCGTTGATTGCGCCGGAGCCCAATCACACATGCTGGTCTGCAACAGGCGGGCCATGGAGAAACACAAGACGAACAATTACAGGAGGAATGCGTAATGGCCGGAGAACCAAGCATCGAGTTTACCGGATATGCGGGAGAGATCAAGGATTTTCAGGATTCCAGTATTCTCAACGTCAGCGTCCATCCGGGTTACACGGATAAGAACACGAACCAGTGGGTTGACAAGGAGCCTCAGTTCTATGGTGTGCGTCCCTTGTCGAATCAGGCGAAGGATGCTTTGAATCAGGTTCGCCAGTTGAAGTCCCAGCCGAACATGAGCGTGAAGGTTCTTGTGAACGGCAGCTTGTCCAAAAGAGTGTCGGAAAAGGATGGGAAACGGTATGAGAATTGGGATGTTGCGGCCCGCACCATTGCGGTGTTGAGCGCGAAACCCAAGGCCCAGCAGTCTGGTTTCCAACAGTCGCAGCAGCAGTATCAGCAAGGATTCCAGCAACCGCAACAGCAGTATCAGCAGCCTACGGACCCGTGGAGCCAACCCCAGGACGAATACGGAAATGGGCAGATCTAACCCGTCCCAACACGTCAAGGATTTGGTGGACGCACGCGACCAATACCGGTGCGTCCGCTGCGGCAAACCATTCCATTGGAGCGGTTTCAGCCGGCATCATCGCAGACTCCGGTCACACAAGTGGCCGGGACTGCATGAGACGTCGAACCTCATCTTGGCGTGTGGGAGTGGCGATACGGGATGTCATGGGTGGATTCACGCCCATCCGCGTGAGGCCATGAGCTTGGGGTACATCGTGAGCGGTTTCAACGATCACCCCGAACTGGTGCCGATTCTCACCGCCCAACATGGTTGGGTGCTTCTGGACGATAAGGGAGGTTGGACGCGATGCGAACCGCCGAAGCAGTAAGCCTGTTGTTCATCCTGTTCTGCCGTGACCCGCAGTTTCGGCGGGCGTTGTACAAGCTCGACCCTGTGTTGTTCCGCAGGTTCACTAATGGGGAGGTGTGGCTGTGAACGTTGATGACATGACCGATGAGGAGTTCATCGACTATTGCCGGAACGGCGGCGAACTGTCCGGCCTGATAACTGAACGTCATCCGAAATGCGATTGGTGCGGTGGCATGTGTCGGGTCGGCAGGGATGGCATGTGCCGGAACTGTCGTATTAGGGAACGGCGTCGAACCGACCCCGAGTATGCGCAGCATCTGCGTGATCTGGCGAATCGGCGGAACGCTCGTAATCGTGAGAAACGCAATGAGTATGCACGCCGGTACCGGTTAAAGCATTTGGCTCAGGTTAGGGCTTCGGCTCGTAAGTATGCCGCCGCCCATCAGCGTGAGATGGCTGAATACCATCGCCGTTGGATGTTGGAGCATCCCGAGAAACCCGCCCAGTATAAGGCGAATCTGAAACGTAAACGACAACTAGCCAAGGAGGCTGTCAATGAGTGAGAAACCATTCTGGGAAGGCAAGACCTGCAAGGAGATGGCCGGACTACATATCAAGGTCACGTTCAAGAACGGGGACGTAGCAACCGGCGTAGCTGACAAAAACGGCGATATTAAGAGCGCTTACGTTCTCACCCTAGGAATGGGCGATGACCTGTTCGTCCCGGAAGCCGACATCGAGTCTATCGAATTGGTGGATGACCCCGAGTACGAGCGTATCGACAACATCGAGGACGTGCACGCGGGCGATATCTTTGTCGCCAAGAGCGGCAACCGCTATGACATCTGGTGCGTTGATCCGAGGCGTGGGCGTCCCGTTTTCGGAGTCAGCATCGAGGGTGAGGTGAGAGAGTGTATTGGCTCTAAGTCATTCGCCTACGCTCTCCGTCTGAAGCTGAGACTGCCCGACGAGCCTGGCCTGTGGTTGGACAAGGACGATAACACGTGGACGATGCGTGATGGCAGCGTGCAGATGACATGCATCGGCGCTGATGACTGGTGTTTCACGCGCGCGTGGTTCTCGCCGGATAGCGTACAGGTTCTAAACGCGGCCCCGTTCCGTCCGGCCAAGGTGGTGGAAGCATGAGCAATCGTATCGTCAAATTGCCTCCGGTTGAATCTTTCGGCCGTCTCACGCCCGACAAGTGGCTGTTGTTGAAGACGCTTGAGGAGGCGGCGGAGATGGTGGAGGCCGGGAAACAATACCTGAAAGCCAACGACCCGACAGACCCGAGCGGCATTGGCCGGGAGTTCGATGATCATGCGAACTGCCTCGCCTGCTTCGGGGTGAACGTGGGCGGCGAGCTCGGCGATGACCGGGACAAGGCGAAAGCCGGATGGATAGGTTACGTGCGCGACCAGCGCCGCCAAGCCATGCTCGGCGAGCTCGCCGACGTGTTGCAGACGGTCGGCAACCTGATCACCGCGTTCGACATCACCGACGAGGAACTTGCTCAGTCTATGGATGATTGCCTTGTTCGCAATCAGGAACGAGGTCGACTGTGAGCATCATCAGCAGTGAGGCGAAGTGGGCTGTCCTCCAACGAGTTGTCCGTCTATCCCCCGAGGAAATACGTGGCACGACCAAGGGCAAGGAATACGAGGCCGGTTTTATCGCCGGAGCCACGCGCCGGCCCACGAACGAGGAAATCGTAGCCGGGGCGAAAGCGTTCTACGAGGCGTTGAAGCCCGACTCTTACCCTCAATGGGATTCTGACTGCGCGTTGAGGGCCGAATACTACGACGCCATGCGACTCGCAGTCAAGGCAATACAAGGAAAGGCAACGGAAGAATGAATCTTTTAGGTGAAACCAAGAGTGCGATATCACGAAGCGGGCATTCGACCGATGACGTTCGATTCGTCGGCTCCCGCGACGAGAAGCTGGGAATTCCGTGGAGTCAGGCCGAACCGGTGCTTGACATCGATTACGACGACGACTACGGCTCTCAGGAGATAGCCGCCGATCTGGTCGTGGTGTTCACTGATGGCGGGTTCCTGCGCCGCGAGGAATACGACGGCAGCGAATGGTGGGAGTACGAGCCACCGTTCAGAGGCCCGGAGACGCAGAAACCGTTCAGGCTCGTGAAGCTGACCTATTCCGCGGACTCGCTTGAAGACATCAATTACCCGATGGAGGCAACGGAGGAATGAGCGACATGAGGAGCTTCATCAAGGTTGAGCACAGTCGTTTTACTTTGATTTTGCGCAAGGGGATGCTCCCGTTCCACTGGATTGCGGAATCCCACGTCTACCCGGACAAAGGTTATGTCACGGCGGTGCGGGAGCGCACCAACTACGGCGCTGTATGGGCATTGAGCAGTAGGGGCGCTCTCGATCAGGTCATGCTCTCGATTTGGGAGGACATCGAATGGTTGGACGAAAGGATGGACTGATGCGTGTGCATCGTCCGAGACTACAAAACCAAACCGAAGGAGACAACCAATGAGTGATTACAAGCAGCGGATGATCCGCGAACATCGAGAATTGCAGGAGCGTATCAGCAAGCTGGCGCACATGCTTGAGGGCTACGCGGAGGGCACGTTGGACTTCACGCCCGCGTGCTCCTTCCAGCTCCTTGAAAGCCAATTGTACGCGATGGGGGCATACGCGAACATCTTACAGGAGCGTGCGCGTATCGAACAGGTGGATTTGAACGCGCCTCTTGAGGGAGGTGAGTCTGGTGAGGTTCCACAGGATTAGCCCGTGTCCCAAATGCGGGGACAAGCGATTCAAGCTGATTTACGAGAGTCTGGAGGCAGACGATGAGCTATAAGGCGAAGATATTCACCCGCGAGGAGTTTCGAGAGGTCGTCGCAGCCGCCATCTACGACTACGAACACGCTCCCGCGAAATACCTCTACACGACCAAGGATGCGGCAGACCAACTCTACGGCGAGTACGGCGAGGAAACCGAGGTGGAGGAATGAAACCACGAGTGTATGACGATTTGGTCCAATCCGCCGTCGAATTGAGTTGCTTCGGTACAGGCCAGTCAACCATCGAGGAAGGCCGAGCCGCCTATCAAGCATGGCTCAAGGAGCATGACCGGCAGATAGCCGAAAAAGCATGGGAAGAAGGGTATATCCAAGCCGTCAAGAACATGAATCCCATGCCCGGCGAGGAATCGCCCGAATACACGCCAAACCCATATCGAAAGGAGAACGCATGAACGAGATTCAGCTTACAGACCATTTGGTTGCGCATATCGGCGCGGAAGGCACCTGCGGCCGTTATCGAGCCAAAATCTACGAGGACGGCAACTTCAGAGACTTCCTGTACGCCATGAGCCTCAAACGTCTCAAACGCAAGTGCGAGAGGTACGCGAAGCGTGAACGCAAGGCCATCGTATATGTCGCCACGCTCAAGGAGGAATCATGAGCGTAAGTAGTCTCAAAACGCGAAGAAGGAATTGAATTGAGCGGCTGGCGTGACAAGGCCGCGTGCCGTGACATGGACCCTGACCTGTTCTTCCCAACCACGTCCAGCGAGGAACGATTGGCGCTCAAGGCCTGCGCCCAATGTCCGGCGATATGCGAATGCGCACGGTACGCGGCGCAACACGACAGAATCAGCGGCTACCCATTGCAAGGCGTATGGGGTGGCGTGAACAGGAGCAGAAGAAGGAATCGAAATGAGTGACAAGGATATGGTCACGGTTTACGAACGACGTGACGGCAGCAAACCCGGATTATGGTCCGTGTACTGGTATTTGGGGTGGGACGTGTTTTTCTCGTTCTCCCTCGCGGTGGGCATCACGTCAAAGAATACGATGATGGTCATTGTTCAAGCGTTTTGTCTGCTGGTTTTTCTTGGACTCACCGTCTGGCAGTTGAACCATCTGACTTGGAGCATCACCGATTATCGGGTGCGTATCAGCTCTAATTTGGAGAAGGGGGCTCATGTTGGGCAAAGCGAAAAGTAAAGCATGGCAACTGCTCATTGAAGACTCGAACCGTCCGGCAGAGGAGATTCGCTTGGCTACCGGATTTCGGGTCGATGTGATCGAGCAGATGCGCGGGGACGTGCAAAAACGACTACGAGACAACCCGGAGTTCTGATTATGAGACCGAGTTATCTGCCCGTCCAGTATGAGCATTGCCCGTACTGCGGAGGAATCTTGAACGTATTCGGGGACTGCGTGGACTGCCAGTTTCACGATGACCCGACTGAATGGTGGATGGACGAATGAGCCGACAGAAAGCCAAAGGCACACTGCTTGAATCCAAGGTGGTCAACTATTTGCGCGCCCGGTTGGGTGACAGCGAGCAGACGATACACCGTGAAGTGTTGCATGGGACGAAAGACCAGGGCGATATCACCGGTCTGCGTATCCACGGCCAGCCGGTCGTATTGGAGTGTAAAAACTACAGCACCTATACGGGGAGACTCAAGGAGTGGATGCAGGAGGGCCGTACCGAGGCGGGTAACGCTGACGCACCTTACTGGTTCGTCGTGTTCAAACAGAAGGGTCTCGGCTTGAACACGTTGTCAAGCATGGACAACCAGCCCGTGCTCACCGACTTGAAGACCCTCGCATTGATAGCAGGACATGGAATCATCGAAGGAGACGAAGAATGAGCTACGACCTGTTCATAGTGGACAAGGATGTGCCGGAACCGGAATGGTTTGACGTATGCGAACGGGACGGCGAGCATGTGCGGACCGCTCATGGCCATTATTTCAACTACACGTATAATCTATCCGCGTTTTTCACCGATTACAAGGGCCATCCTAAGCATGACCTGGACGGGTTGACGGCCGGGGAGGCCGCAGCCCGTATCGACAAGGCGTTGAAAGACATCTACTTGGAACCATTGTATGTTTTGCGCGGCAAATACAATCCGCCGAACTATTGGGGCAGCGTGGACAGCGCCATCGCATGGTTGAAACTGATATACGACTATTGCCGGGAACACCCGGACTATATCGTGAGGGAACGCTCCTAAGGGGAAATGATGGAAGATAGGAAACTCGTTGATTTCGCCCGTTGGCTGAACGATCATCCGGGCGAATGGAATCTTTGGCCGTATCTCATTCCGATACAGGCCGACCGCAGGGATACCGTCGCATCGATGAGGCTTGTCATGGACCGCATCAAAAATCATCGGTATGACGAGTTCCGCGTGGACACCGTATTGCTCGAATACGAACTGTTCAACGGTTTCATGGGCTTCGACAACGGTGGCGTGCATGAGAATGGTCTCGCGTTGAAGATGAGGCTCAAAGCATGACCGCGCGTGGAGATGACCGCAAACTCATGCATTGGATAGCCTCGCACGGCTACACGGTGGTACGCGCCGGCAGCGGCCACTGGAAGATATTCGATGACGGCGTGCTGCTCACGGCGACGAGCGGCACGCCCTCGGACTGGCGAAGCCGCCACAACTTCATACGAGATTTAAGGAGACGAACATGTTCAATCTAGCATCGAAGATTCGGCACTGCTGCCCCCTCTACGGATGTGTCCCGCTCATATTCGAATGGAGAGGCCGCTACATGTTTTTCTGCACCCACTTGGAAGCCCCTTATGCCGATACGAGAGAGGAAGCATGGGATAAGTGGTGCGGGATGGTTGAGAATATTTGGGAAAGGGACAGGAAATGACCTGGATCATACGAAATTCTGGAAGGCAGTAGCCGAGAACCGCAGTGAGAACGCGGTCGCTGCCCTCGAAACCATGATTGAGGACACGAAATGAGCATGATAGTGAGAACAACTTACAAGGCAAAATGTGACTACCCGGGATGCCACATGGAATACGACTTCTGGAATACAAGCGAGGAAAACGTAACCAGTGAGATTACCGATGACGAAGACTGGTTGTGCCTGTTCACAAGTGATAATGAGCCGCGATTCTTCTGTCCACTGCACTTGCGATACGCGCAAAACTCGCAGCATGACTGGCTGATCGTATTTTACGATTCCGACAGTCCAGACACGCAGCCAACCTTGCATGCTCTAAACAAGTACTACGAGGATATGAGCACACCGCAACCACTGCCAAAACTGGAATGCGAGGACACCATACTAGCGATTCTCACAAGCGAGGACACGAAATGAGCAGACGATACAAGGCTTGCCCGATATTTTGGGATGGTCGCCCCCAAAGGCGTTACTTGGCCAATCTGGAGACGCTCAGAAGGCGGCTGGACGAGGGCTGGCGGGTTACGCGCGTGGACTGCCTCCCAACCGATACCAAGTCTGGCACCAGCGACACCACACTCATGTACATTCTTGAGAAAAGCGACGACGAACCAGAAACCATACACAGCTCAGAACAGTTGGACCACGAACGCCGCAAAGCATGGCGAGAAGGCTATGCCGCCGGTTGGAAAGACCATGAATGCGACTTCCCGCCATATACAAGCGGAAACCCATACAAGGAGACCAACAAAATCGGAAAGGACGGTGAGTGATGGGCGGATTGGACAAGGTCGAGAAAAGTTTACCTACATGCTCGATGGGTACAGGCTGATCCTCTGGGAAGTGCGGGGAAAAGCCCGGATAGCTGTAGCGGCACGCGACTATCTGACCGGGATGCTCAACCCGATACCGCAACAAACGTTGGATGATGCTGACGCATTAGCGCGCATATTCAAATGCAAGAACTACAGGAACAACGAAACGGAGATGTGGGAATGAGCATCGCGGAACAGGAAGCCGAGAAGGCGTATCCGACCCGCCACTGGGAAGGAACGCATGTCAAGGAACTGTTTTACTGCGACACGGACGATTTGCAGGAAGCTTACCTGCGCGGCCGCAACGCACCACCCACGAATGCCGAGATTGAGGCCGTGGCGAGACGGCTCTGCTGGAACAGCTGCAAATGGGATGGCGTCGATAGCTACGCGGCGAAAGACGAGGATGACGCATGGAATTATGCCGGTGAGATTCCCGGCTTCCATGAGGAATATATCCGACAAGCCAAGGAACTACTCGCACTGGCGCGGAAGGCGGTAAACGAATGAGTTGCATTGGCAAGGCCGAAACACTCGCCATCGCCGCCGCCGTACTGTTCTCCGTACTGTTCTTCGCCCTCGTTGCCTATCTCGGCTGGGCTGAAGCAACGGCGAACACCATCATCCTCCGCGACGGCAGCCGATCATACGCATGCCAGACCAGCAGAATCTCACAAGCGCCACACAACTGCAAACCGGTCAAGGAGAAATCATGAGCATCGGATACGTGGAGTGCGCCCACTGCGGCGAGACTGTCGGCACATATTACGTGACATGCCCCTACTGCTGGTACAAGCTGGCCGCGCGCAAGCCGACAACTGGCATGGACCCGCTGTATGGCATGACCGACAGCGAATTCTACAAGCGATTCGGGAGCATGTGATGGAAGATGTTGGAATTCTTCTCACGCCGCCACCGGACTTGGTGGAGATCGCGGAAGCATTGGACATCATGGCCCAGCCGCACGTCGGCAGCGGTTGGGCGAACCTCAACTTCGACGGCCTGCCTTGCACCACGCCACGGCAGGAGGCCATCTGGATGGAATACAACGGAATCACAAGAGGAGATTAGGCGATGGCTAGACGCGGCTACGTGCAGCTCGTGAACGAATTCTACGCTAACGAGAAGGTGCAGGAACTGGCCCGCAGCGGACGCATGGACGCTGTTGGAGTCTTCTGCATGGCTTTGACGTATTGCGGCGACCATCTCACGGACGGATTCGTGCCGCGCCGCGCCATGCTCTATGTCATCGGCGCCACGGGCGAGCAGGTCAACGCACTGTGCGATGTCGGAATGCTCGAAGCGGTTGACGAAGGCTGGATAATCCACGACTACACCGCCCACAATCGCACCAAAGAGCAGGTATTGCACGCCAGGAAGAAAAGCGCCGAGCGCGTGGCCAAGCATCGCAACGAATCGGATGTAACGGCGTTACATCGGAACTGTAACGCTGTGACATCGGGACAAACACCAGAACACCAGAATGAATTATCTAAAGATAATTCAACTCCCCCTACCCCCTCAAAGCCTGACTTCGATGGACTGCTCGACAGTCTTGAGCGTATTTACCCGACGAACAGGTTCGACGGGAAGACCTCTCAGGCTCGAATGCAGTTGGAAATCGAATGGCCCAAGATCGTGAAAGCCGCCGGCGAGGCTGACCCGCGTGAGTTTCTTGAAGCCAAAACCCGAGCGTATGTCGGGGCCACCGAGGAACGGTTCGTGAAGACGTTCAGCAGGTTCATCGGCGGGGAACTGTACGCACGCAACTGGGAGAAACCCAAACCGGAGACCCCAAGGGCCCGGCAAGTCCAGCCGGTCAAGTCCCGCAGCCAGCAGAATCTCGAAGCGAACATGGCGAAAACCTGGCAGTACATGACCGAGGAGGAGCGTGCCCGATACTCGCAGGGAGGTTTCAATGCTCAGCAAGGGTGAGGCGGCGGCGTTGTTGTCGCTGATTAACGCGCATCACGGCAACGCTCAGTGGGATGATGTTCAGCTTGACGCTTTTTATTCGGAACTGCGTTCGGATATCACGGCGGTAGAGGCGCGTGAGGCCGTTCGACGCTTCTACGCGGACAACAGCACGGGTCGCTGGTGTGGTTCCGGCGACATCAACGGCATCGTCCGCAAGCTGCGCAACGGTGCGAAACCGTCCGAAGCGCAGATAGGCCGGGAGTGCGAACGTCTGGGACTGGTGGAAGATCAGGCGTGGTTGTATCGCCGGCAGCGCATGATGGGCCGTTCTTCGGACGAGTCTCGCCGGGTGGCGTTGACTGCGCGTGACCCGTTGCGTTTGCCGCCCGCGAAACCCAAGCGCAGGCGTGAGGGCGGTGGTTTCAATCCGGGTTTGGGCGTGACATTGGACGAGGTTCTGGCGACACGCCGTCCGGCTGAACAATAACCGGTTTGATGGCATAATTAAGAGTTGCTGACACGTCCGAGACCTTCAAAAAAACCGAAGGTCAAGGTCACTATTGTCTTTTTCCACTGAAAACACGAGGCTCTGCCGCTACCACGGTTGCTGGCGGGATATCGTCACCGACGCGCCGTCGCCGCTTATCGGACATGGCGTCGAACCGAATCTGAATCTCCTGTGCGACAAGCACGCCAGCCAGTTGACCGGCGACCTGCGATGGTTGGAACGCAGTCTGCCTGACCTGTGCGAGTATCGCATCAACCGCGCCTACGGGCACAAGAACGGTGGCGGCGGTCAATCCGGCACTGCGCCCGCACCGTTACGCGAGGCCCTGCATGATCTGCTGTACGCGGACGATGACCACGGTTATCCGGGGTTGCAAGGCACGTTGTACGAGTGGGTGCGCAGTCTGAAAATCAATCTGCCCGAGTCCACGCCACTGTCGGACATGGTTCGCCGTATCGCCGATCATCCGAAACTCGTGGAGCATTCGAGCACCCCTGTGTATGCGGAACTGGTTCACAGTCTGACACGCAAGCTGCGTCGTTTCCTCACGGACGATGACGGGGAAACCGTATTGTACGGGCCATGCCCGGCCGACAAGTGCTTGGGTCAGCTTTCCTGCTATGCGGACGCGGAGACGGCGAAATGCCCGAAATGCGGTTTCAGTATGCCGGTAGCCCTTATCAGGGCGGAACGGGTGAAACGTCTCCTCCAATCGGAGGCGGTGAGAACCCGTGGCGAACTGTTGGACATCATCAAGGCGTGCGGGATGCGCGTGAACCGCAGCACTTTGCGCAGTTGGATACATCGAGGCCAGTTGCCTCAGCAGGGCGAGGATGCGTACAGCAATCCGCTCTACAGGTTCAGTGACTTCTACCGTCTCGCGTCCGGCTTGTCGGAGGATGCGGACGTGTGGGAGATCATGCAGGTTTCGCAAAACCAGTCCAAGGAAGGAGACACCAAGTGAGCAACCAGATTCAACCATTCGACTTCAACAGCATTCAGGTGCGTGTCCTAACCGATGAACACGGCAACCCGTGGTTCCTTGGAGCGGACGTATGCGCCATTCTCGGTACGGCCACCAACCATATTCGGGAATACCTCGATGCCGATGAAATCACCAATATCCGTAGTACGGATATTGCCCAGAACGGCGGCAAGGCACCCGTTTTCGTGTCCGAGTCCGGCTTGTACTCCCTCGTGTTACGCAGCCGCAAGCCCGAAGCCCGCGAGTTCAAACGCTGGGTCACGCACGAGGTGCTGCCATCGATTCGCAGGCATGGTGCGTACATGACCGAATCGACTTTGGAAAAGGCAGTCACCGAACCCGACTTCCTTATCCGACTTGCCACACAAATCAAACAGGAGCGGGCGGAAAAGGAGAAGGCCCAAGCACAGGTCGAATGGATGCGTCCCAAAGCGTTGTTCGCTGACGCTGTGGAAACCTCGAAGACCAGCATCCTCGTGGGCGACTTGGCGAAAGTCCTGAAAGGCAATGGCGTGGATATTGGCGGCACTCGCTTGTTCGCGTGGCTGAGGGACAACGGATGGCTGATGAAAACCGGCAGCTCTCGCAACATGCCCACGCAGAAATCTATGGAATTGGGCTTGTTCGAGATCAAGGAAACCACCGTGGTTCACTCGGACGGTCACACGACCATCAACAAGACGCCGAAAGTCACGGGCAAAGGTCAGACGTTCTTCGTCAACAAGTTCCTCGGACACAGGGAGATTACTCAATGAGCATCAATCTTGGTACCACGGAAGTGGAATTGAGCTTGTACTCCAAGGCGCTTCAACTAGCCACGTTCACCGTGGAAGTCCCGATGGTGGGCGAACTGGAACCGGACAGCGTGTGCATAGGCGACGACATGCAGCCACGCGCGCACGTGACAGTGACGCTGCCGCCCGACGGTTCCGTCGAAAAGGCCGTTAAAGCCGGGGTTTATGCGTTCCAGAAGGCGTTCAACGAGTCGATGGAATCGAGGAACGTATGAACTGGCTGAAACGACTGCTGCACTTGGAGGAGCCGGAACCGGTCGAAAAACCGGAACCTAAGCCACCGGTAGTGGAACCATGCCCCATCTGCGGACTCGTACCCAAACTGAAGCATGTGTGCGTCACCCGCAACTACCGCTACTACTGTCTGGAAAAAGACTCGTGGCAGCTCTTGGAATGGTGCGATCACGTCGAAAGCATCCTTTCGTTCTCCTCGGTTTTTGAAGACAAGAGTGCTCAGAAGTGGAATACCGGTTGCAGACGGTTGAAGGCAGTGGTTGACGAGCCGGTTCCCGAATGCCCCGCCTGCGGGGAGAAACCCGTCGTGCAAACGGACTCGGAGTCGGACATCCCCCAGCTTGTCTGCTCATGCAACGAACTGTTGAGCAATGTGGAGATAACAAACGTCTATAAGCGCAAACGCGAGTGGATACGTCGCTGCAATGCGTTGAAACGCAAGCAGGACAACGTGAAAGACATGGAACAGCTTATCGGAGAAACACAATGAACGGACATTATTCGGTTATCACGAATTTCGGCTGTCATTGGACATGCCCCTACTGCATCGTAAGGAAAACCGGATTGAACGTGCCGGTGACGGACATGCAGGCCACGCTGCGGACCATCAGCCGTGAAAGCGAACACCACCCCATGAGGTTCCTGAGCTTCAGCGGCGGCGGAGACCCCCTGTTCCCCATGCGCGAGCCGGAAGCGTCGAAACGTGTCGCCTTCTACCGGGAGGCGATACGCAGGGCCGGAGACTGTCTTACGGAAACCGAGATGCACACCAGCTACTTCCAATGCGGACGCAACGTGGCTCAAGTCATGCAGCAGGTCAGGTTCAGCCGCGTGGTGTATCACATGCGTCCCACGAGCTTGTCCGATGACGTGGCGTTGGCATTGCCCCGCAAATGGTTCGACGGTCAGAAGGTGCGTGTCGTGTACGTGGTCACCCCCGATTTCACGCCTGAGCGTATCGACCGGATAGCCGGTCTCGTGGCCGATAGCAACGTGGTTGATGAATTGTCGTTCAGGCAGAAGGTCAACCCTGACAACACCATCGACCACACGTGCGAGAAGTATCTGAAGGCTGGCCATCAAAAACGCTGGTGGTACATCCAACAGGATGATTACAACACGTATGTCGTGAACGACCGGCTTTACACACGATTCAGCGATATCGGCAAGGAGGACCACAGGTGAGCAAGAAGATTCGCGTCGGCTGGGATGACCTGAAGCCCGGCGATTTGATTCACGTCAAAGGCAGCACGAACACATACAGGTTCAAGTCCCGCACTGATTGGCATTCCATGATTAAGGTCGAGGGAGACGGAGTTGGTGTCTCAGCCACATGGAAGCTGGGAGTCGAAAAGGAACCGGTTTCGGTGTTTCTCGTTGTCTATGAGGAGGATTTCGCCTACGCCACCCGTCCCGCACCTAAGAAGAAGCCGCGTCCGAGTATCGTGGAACCGATACTGCCGGGCGAATACTGGGCGCGCATCCGCTTTGGGTCACAAACCGGTTGGGGACGGATCATCAAACGGTATGCTCCCCGCAGTGATAATTGGCTGTTCGGACACGATGACAAGGCACCGTATCAAACATCTTGGTGCGGGACCCTGGCGGGTCTTCATCCGTGGATGACATGGGAGGAATTGTTGGAGGTCAATAAGCAGACTCCGATTCTGGAACTGTTGTCTGCTGAGGAATACTACACGAGAAAAGCCAAGGGGGAACTGTGAAGCGTTACATGGACTTGGCACGCAATATTTTCACGGGTGTCCTATCCGACGTTCCACCCGACTTCATACCAGTGGGAACGATCATTGATGAACCGGATACCCCCAGAGAGGATACGCCTATCAAAACGTATGACAGCGTGGAGTCCATCGCCACAGTCAAGGTGGATAAGACCACGCTCGCCAGAATCATGCCGGTTAGAATCTCCATTGACGAGCTGCATGATTTTCTCCAAAAGGTTCCGACCAACGCGGTATGGGAAGTCCAATGGAACGAGGAATGCACGAATCATTACCTGATCGCGGAAAACGACAACGGTAGTCTCACATTCACACCTGTGGAAGGCCCGGTTACAAGCGGATATAAGCTGGTATTCGACTTTCCGTTGAAGTAGTCGGTCAAGCATGAGAATGCCGCCCTAGTGTGCTTCCACGAGAGGCAGCGGCGTCTTATAACACGCCTATCATAGCTTGAAACCCGTGAAAATCTATTTTTTATTGATCTTCACGGGTTTCAGTGAATGAAAAGCATGTTTTCGTATAATCGGGCCCACGTTTTCCACTTATCCGTCAAAGACCGGCACGTGAATCGTATTCGTATTCGTCATCTTCCATACCAATGAATATCGGCTCCACACCGAACATGGCCTTGAACAGTTCACGTGCGAACACATCCACTTCCTCTTTCGTAGGCTTGTGATCGTATTCCGGCCACGTGTTGAACCCATTCCAATTGCGGTTTATCGGCCATGCGCCTTGACGGGTTTCCAAACGCCATTTTCCGCTGGGCATGTGGACGATGGTGGTTTTGATGGACATGATAGTTCCTCTTGAAAGAATATTCGGGCATGACGAAACATCATGCCTCTTGTACTTGGTTCGCTAATTCCCAGAAGGCCACAAGAGAGTCCCGTGGCCTCCAGTGTATCAGTGTTTTTCGTATTCCTTGCATAGGTCGGCGGCGAACTTGGCGAGATTATCGGGGGCAAGCACATAGTTCTCCCCGCTCTCCCCCGCCTCGTCATAGTATTTCCACACCTCATGCAAGGCGGCTCTCATACGTTCAGCGTCCATTGATTACCTCCTGATTCCAGTCCAACATGTCAGCGGCCAACCATTGCCCGCCGCCTGAAGCATTGGCGTACAGCCAAGCCCCGTAAGAGATTCGAGCCGCCTTATCGCGTTTAAGCCATGCCTTCAGCCATATGAGACGCAGCTCCCAGCGTGGTATACGCCGCCACAACTCGGTGTTGGTGGCGGGGTCGAAACGCTCATAACGGTAGATCGCGGTAATCAATTCGCCCACTTTCTCTTGACATGAGAGCCGTCCTCGTAATCGGCGCTGACCATATCGTTGTCCAGTTCGTCAATGTCCAACAGGTCTCCAACGCCGTTTTCGTCAACCCAGTCGCTCAACTGGTTGAACGTCAAGCCTTTCGGCGCGGTGACGTGACGCTTCTCGATCTGCGTCACGCGCTGGTAAATCGTGTAGACTTCGGTTTCTTCATCCATGATGGAAACTCCCTTGTTATTGTCCGGTAAAACGATTAACGGGACAATAGAACGCTCTAAAGTCCCGTCTAAATGCTGATTTATGTGAAAACCGCACCATAGAAAGCCCTATGATGCGGTTCTAAATGATGGTTTCTATAAGAATGACCCCATAGAACAAGTCCATGAGGCCATGAAAACGATAACGGCTATACGCTCCGCCTGTATGGTGGAATGTCCAACGTGGCTTCCAATCCGTCGTTAACATACTTCGCGTCCCTCAACGAGAGTCGTCCGAACCATTGCAGCAGTTCGCTCCTGTTGAAGTAGAAGCGTTGCGAACAGCGCACGAGCGACGGCTTCAACAGCCCCTCGGCCTTCCAGTCGAGCAGCGGCACGTCACCGGCCTCATCCCAATCAGTGTTGCCGGTTATCTTCGCCACGATACCCGACACCAGATCACCGTCAACCTCGGTGATAACCACCGGACGCGGCTTCCCGATACCGGGATGGTCGGGAAACTCGACCCACATCAGCCACACGTCATACAGGCGCGGTTCACTTGGCGTACTGGTCATAGACATCATCCTCCGAATCATCCCAATCGGCGGGCAGTATCACATGGCCCTTCTCCGAACGCTCGAACATGTATGCATTGTGAACAGGCGGCACCGGATAACCGTCCGGCGTGTGCCGCGTCGGCTTGAACGGCAACCCGTTGTCCACCAGAGACTGGCGTAGGAACATGTTGACGGCGGTGCTCAGGCTCATGCCCATGGAATCGTAGAGCGCGGCGGCACGCGCCTTGACATCATCATCGATATTGGCTACCAGCTTACCCATAACAACCTCCTTAACGGTTAATAGATGGTATCAATTATATACCATATTTGGTTAAAAACGGAATGCCGTCCGGTGGAAGTGAGGAAAACACCGGGCGGCAGGAATCAATAGGCGGTAATGACGGCCACACGGCCATTGTCGGAATACTCCACCTTGCGAAATGAGTCAAGATAGGACTGCTCCGCAATATCGCCGCCTTCCATCGCCTCGCAATAGGCCCAACAAGGCACCCAATGCCAGAAACGCCAACCGAAGTGATGGAACGTGCACGGGTTGATCTCATGCCAGCAGACCAGCCATTCCACTGCGTAGGTCAGCCACTCCCAGTAGGCGCGGGGCTTGCTGATTCGAGTGTAACGGTAATGGTCATGCTTGTCTTGCATATAGTAAGTGGTCATTTGAAAAGCTCCTTAGAACAGCGGCAAAGCAAACCGCTTGTCGGGTAAATCGGTGGCGTTCAATGCCGCCAGAATCAGGTCAGACGTGTGGAGTGGAATGTTTGCGCGTACCGCCGCGATATTATCCGGCGTATACGCATAGCCAGAGGACTCCAGAACCTCACGAATCTTGCTAGTGGGTATCTTGACTTCCATCATTCCCACCCCAGCATGTCGTCGATGCACCAGCCGATAGCGCACTCATACCGGTCATACGCGGTGGAATACTTCTGTGAGAACGCCTCACGCGCCCTCTTGTCGAGCATGTCCAACGACAAACCGGTTTCGGCTATCTGCTGTTCCGCAGTATCGAAGTCCGGCGCGGTGTATGGCTTGTCCAGCTTCAGCATGGCACGACGGCGTAAATCATCGATAAAACCATGCTGGCAGTCGAAGATATCCGCCACGCTATCCGCGTTATCGGCGGCCATCTCGTAAGCCGCCTGCAACAACAGGCGTACGGCTTTCTCCCGAATCTCGCTCATGTCACGCCGCCTTAACCCACTTGTCGCGGACGGTAGCCACGTAATCGGCCACCGCCTTTTCCAACTGCCTGTCACTGCCACGCTCATAACGGGCACGGTAGGCGACAACGCACCTGCCATTGGCCGAAGCAACGTAGGCCACCTTGCGGCCCTTGCTGGTACGGAAGTGACGGATAGGGCCCAAACCTTGCAATTCGGGGCATTCCTTAGCCATCATCAGGTCAGGCATCGTACAATAGGAGACGGCGAAACTGTTCACCTTCGGCGGCACTTCGGGAATCTCCTGTGTATCCGGCGCGGGTTCATCATCCATGAACTCGTCTTCCAATATCGCGTCCTCGGGCATAGGCACCGGCCACTGAACATTGCTCGTGAAGCGTTCCTCCTCACACTTCCAGTTTGCATCGATCGATGGGTGCGCGACAATGCCGCCAACCGTTTTAGCGTCCATTCCGGTAGGTACCGGCACCGGCACTGTCTTCATACGCTCGGAATCGGGTATGAGCATCCAACCATGCTCAAGGTCAACGGAGCTTGACCTCATGCCATTCAAAAAGTCCTCATACTGGACTCCCTTGGCCTGAACATTCCACGCCGTGCCCTGCGAAGTCTGGGAAAGTGACCAGACTCGTCTAACCCGAGCGTTCACATACCGAACATCATATTTCGAGCCATCCTTGCGCAACCGCACCCACATGCCGCTCACGGCATTCACGTTACGCGACGGGTCATTGGTCAGCTTCTTCATTTTGGTTTACCTCACTTGTAAAGATTCGATTTTGATTGATTTTCTGGAATAAGTAGGCGGCTAGAAGACTCTCAGCATTCACCCTCTTCGGTGGCTTCGGTGTAGAAAACGTCGTCCATTTGGTCATTGTTGAAACGCTCATTGATGTAATCGGAAATTGCCTTACCGGTATCGTCTTCGTTAATTAGCTGACTAATGCGGGTATGGCTCACACCGTTACCGTCCAAAATGTAAGCGTCTTGCGCCCAACCATCTTCATGCTCGAAAGCCTTGTTATATTCGGTTTCCGTCACATATCCCCAGTCGCCAAGGCGATAGATGCCCTCATAGGGTTGGAAACCGTCATAGCGCGTCAATGGCGATAGTTTTTCGTCAACACGTTCCACCATGTCGGCAACATCTTTAACGGTAATGGACATTTTGAATCTCCCTTAAACAAGAGGGGCACGGCCACAACGCCATGCCCCACAACGATTTATTAACGATGGACTCGTACCATGTAGCCCCTACCCCACGGGACTAGCTCCACGGGATAACCTTTGGCCTCATAATGCGATTGAGTGGCAACAGCCACGGGAAACGACTTGCAACGGTAATGGTCAATCATGGTCGATCACTCACCCATATACGCAACTGGGTTAAGTTGCATGTCGATACGCCGCCATGCCCTGACCAATTCGGCGGTAGGCGCGTACCGTTCGACAGCCGACCGGCTACCGTCGAACCGTGCGATCATCTCATTGTCGCAACCGATAACAGTGTCCGCCATGATATGGCGCGCCTCCTTTGCCGTAATGGCCTCACAATGCCAGTTACCATCAAAAACGTCGTCGGCAACCCAAGCGTCACGCTCAGCCCTCGAATCAAACACCCTGAGACTCCCAGGCCATGACCCATCATCCCATGTCGTGCCGATACCATAAGCCCAGCGGAAAGCGTAGAAGTAGCGTGCCATCATGCCACCTCGCCATCGAAGTGACGTTCGGCGGCTACCGCGTACAGCACGTCATGCATGGTGTCGGTACTGTAGCCATTGATATTGGTGACAACTTGCAAAGTCTGCTCGGACACACCGTAATCATCTTTCAGCGCGTCCCACATTTCCTCAATAGACATTGTTGAATCTCCCTTGAATTGATGAAGCGCGGAGACAGCCGCGCGACTGAATGAATCTGATTGAAAGACTTAGTAGCGTTCGCCGATTAGCACGCCGTCTTGGTAGATGTACAGGCCGGTACCGCGTCCGTTGCCCATTCGAGCACTATCCCAGTAGCAGAGTCCAGCTTGACCCGAGCCGTCTTCGTTCTCACATTGCGGGATGTTCGCGGTATCACTACCGCAAGCGGACAGGGTGAAAAGTGTGATTAACGCGGCTGAAGCCGCCAGAATTTTACGCATGGTTCCTCACTTCCATGTGAGGCGTGCTAAGATAGCACAGCCTCGATTTGATTGATTGGTTAGAGAACTTTCAACTTAAGGCACGCGGCTAGGTAGTTGGCGCTACTTAGCCGCATTCTTTTAACGCATCAGGTCGCTCGGTTGGCAGTTGAGTGCACTGGATATCTTCAAAGCGTTTTCAAGAGTCATGTTCCGAACGTCTCGCCGCCCGGTCTCATAACTGCTGATGATTGTTCGCGCTATTCCAGTGCGCTTGGCTAGCTCAACTTGTGTTAAGTCGGCTTGTTTGCGCAGTTCCTTAAGTCCCATAGGCTTACCCGCTTTCTCTAGTAGTAGGTAAACCAATTATGACAGCAAAATGTATCATTTGCATGTAGGGAAACACTGTTAAGTTCTCAAACTTGCTTTTGTCTTGCCCGATTGGGCTTGATAATTGATAGCATAACGTATCATTTTGGTTTAAACAAATCGGCGTGTCGGAAAACCAGCACGCCGAACAGCTCACACTGACGCGAACTCACGCACCAGCGCGTGCCGCATGATGTCATCAGCGGACACGCCACGACGTTTAGCGACGGCATCCAACATGGCCGACATGTCAGCGCTTAACGAAAACGTCCGACTGACAGCATCCGCCTGAGCGACAGGAACGACAGGCCCGGAATACACCGCACCCGGCCTTCCGCCGAACTCGCCGTTATCCGCATCGTCGGCCCACTTGTCCAACATGTCATCAGTGACCACACGGCCACCCTTCGCAACAAAAGACATGACACTTCCTCCTTTACAAAAGTTTCAGTTCCCGCAGCACCTTCGGCGTCGCACGCATGGCATGGAACACATGCCAACGATCCGACTCATCTAGTACCGCCACCATTTCCAGCAAACGCCCGTACTCGTCGTATCCAACCGCCACATAACGCAACGGGTCGGTATCCTCACGCGCCATAAACCGCACGACGTTCGACCATGCCACGCGCACCGAATCAGCGGACACGTCGGGATGTCGAGTCTGGATACGCGGGTCAACGACGATATCGCCAACCGGCACGGCTCACCACCTTTCGATATAACAGGTTCCAGCGTATCCCGTCCACCTTGGGACACGCTATGAGTGCCTAGACTATGGGATAAACCCAGTGAGCTAGGCCGACTGTGTACAAGGCCCACAGTCAGGCGAAGAATTGATTAGGGCACACACCTAGCTTTCGCTAGTGTTTTCTTTCGGCTCACTAGGAGCCTCAGCAAGCGCAAACATCTCGGATAAATCGTTAGCCATCTTGCGCCGCCCCAACGCACGTAACCATTTAACAGCCATCTCTAACGTCATGTTTTTTGTATCGAGATGCCCATTCTTGTACTTGGATACCGTGGTACGAGGTATGCCGATTTTATCGGCTAACTGTTGATTATCCAGATTCTTGCTGTCTTGCAATTCCCTGTAGTCCATGGCCCACCTCGCTATCTGTTTCAGTGGGCCTAATTATACCTTTGGCTTATTCGCAGACGGAGTTTCTGATGCCATCGCGCCGCGTTCTCTCAGCGGCCCCCGCACTACTCGCAAGACCTCTGCCTTGCTTCATTATCCCTCACCAGTCCTTGACTGGGTATCGGTAACACTATTCAATTTTCAAACTCTCATGTCACTCGGGATAGCTCTCACCTATCACCGGGACTTCGTGCGCCGCTGGGACTCGAACCCAGTACCCGCCTATCGGCGGCGCTGTCAGTAGTTGAGCTCGGCCCACACTCGGTCGAACTTGCGGTAGAGCTCGGCGGGGTATTCCTCGTTGTCGTCCATCTCGATACCGAGGGCTATGGCCGTGATGTCCAGCACGTTGTCATAGGTGCAGGGCTTGCATACCGTGGCCAGGTCTACCGCCGCTCTAAAGGCTTTGGCTTTAATCTCCGTGGTGTTCATCTCGGGGTTCCTTTCTTGGTGTTCCGTGGTTGATGGCTATCACTATACGCGGTCCAATACTGGAACGCAAATCGGTATCGCAAACCACCACCAAAACCATTGCAATTACTAGCGTTTACCGGCGTGTCGAAACCACCATAACCACCACAAAAACCGTCAAACCACAGAGCCCCCGCCACCACTCCCATACCCATATAGTCGCACATACAACAGTTGCACCATGCAACAATCACCAAACATGAGCCAACATCACTCAACCTCATGCCGCCGCCGCGCACAGTCCCATAACCACGCATGTATGCGCACGCGCACACATGGGGGTGGGAGAGCCCCACCCCGGTAAGACGTGGGGGCCGCACGGACAATGGTTCTGCTCGTGAATGATCTGCTGGGCCATTTTTTGAATTAGCGTTTCATTGGTGGTGGGAATACTCTTGCAACGCTTGCTGCAACGCTTGTTGTGAGTAAACTGTCGTGTAGATGGATTGTCGGGGAATGGAGCAAGGCTCAGATTCCTGACAAATTATTATTCACCCCGTATGCCATTGGCGTCGGGGTTTTGTTTTTGCCGTGCCTTTAGATCACATCAACAGACAGTGTTGGTGTCGTTTCTTGAACCGGGGCGCGGTGTGGACGGTTGGCAGAGTCCGGTTGATTGCAGTGGCTTGCTAAGCCGCCGAACGTCGTTTTGGCGTTCCGCGAGTTCGAATCTCGCACCGTCCGCGAAGTATCGAGGGTCGCTCCCTTGGTGCTTTATGAGGTTGGCTGAATAAACCCGGATTGCATGTATGCCGGGTTAAGGCTGCGTCACGGCTTAGCGGCACCCTTTAGCGGGGGAAGTGTGACGAGGAACGCTACAGCGGTACACGGTTAGTGCATCACATGCTCGGCGTTGGTGGTAAAACGCAATCCACCACCTCGCAATTCTTAGCTCATCTACATGTCGTAGAAGGAGTTTCCTAGGTCGTTTCTATGAAGCGGCCTTTGTTTTCCCGATCTGGTCTGCTACGTAGGGGCTGGGGGTGGATGACCTACGGGTCGCGCCACAATCGGGGTCTGGCGGTAGGCACGTGGAGTGCGCGTCGGCTGTAACCCGACTGCCTTTGGCAATGGGAGTTCGATTCTCCCTGCCGCCACAATCGCAATGTAGTGCCAAATATCTGGTTGTTAGGACTGGGGCTGAATACCTAGGGTGTCCCGGTCGCAGAGAACGTCGGGTAGCGCCCGGAGATCGTCGCATTATATTCGTGCGGCGCGTTGCGAGATTTGGAGAGGCCAGCCGATTGGCGGCGGCAACTGTTCCGAAAACAGTCTGCCCTTACGGGCGTGTGGGTTCGACTCCCACTCTCTCCGCGGAGACGGCTGGTCGGACGTCTGACGAGCGAAATATTACGACCTATATGCCCGTGGCCGAGTGGTTCAGGCACCGGTCTCCAAAACCGGTTACGGAAGTTCGATTCTTCCCGGGTATGCGATGCCTTGAGAAGAGGCAGCTCTTGGCGGTGACAGCTTCTCAGTCATCGCCAGTCGCCGGCGGCGGCTTCACGCCATGCCGTACGGCAATAACTGAATAGCCTTCCTCTAGTGGGAGGCATGGCATTCTAGCTCATTGGAAGAGCGGCGCTCTCGTAAAGCGCAGGTTCGAGTTCGATTCTCGGGATTGCCTCTAGGAGCCGGTGGCTCGTGGACCAACATCCCCTGTATTTGGATTAACCCCGTTGGAATGCTCGCTCGCCACGCTCCCACCGGCTCCGCCCCCTACGTGTAAGGAGTCATCGTGGCTTGGTCATCTTCCAACCGTGATGCACGGTTCAACCCCGGATGGGAGCGGACCCGCAAGCGGATATTAGAGCGGGACCACCATCGATGCCAGTGGATTGTGACCGACTGGCATACGGGGGCGAAGCATATTTGCGGCTATCCTGCCAATGAGGTCGATCATAAGGTTCGCGCGAAGAACGGTGAGCCTGATGATGATTCCCCGTCGAACCTGTGGGCGTTGTGCTCATATCACCATAAGCAGAAAACCGCTCGTGAGAGTGGTGAGGCTCGGGTGGAAAAGCGTAGGAGCCGCGAGGAGGCCGAATGGTATTCGAGGCCGGCTTTTCGATAGAGCGTTGCGCTGTGTTCGGGTGTCTTAACCCGGTGTGCGCCAAAGGGTTGTGCAGGGAGCATTACAACCGGAACTATTATTCCGGCACTCCGTTGAGGAGACTGCGTACCCGCATGTGTCCGGTGTGCTTCAAATGGTTCGACCCTGAGCGTTCCTCTCGCTTGTTCTGTTCGGACAAGTGCCGTTTGAGGTATTTCCGTAAACGTCAACTGCATCCCGAGCTGCCGTCGCGTCCTGAAACCGTGTTGCATGAGCGGACGGTGGAACCGGCTGAACGGCCTCGGATGGTTGTCGAGTCTTTCACCCGTTCGCAGGTGATTGAGAAGTGTGCCGGCCGTTGCCAGAAGTGCGGCGGACTGGTCGATGTAGATAGTGCCGGGCCTGACGGCGCGGCTTTTGAGTGGAAGGTTCCTTTGGAGAAGTCGCATTCAGCGACTTTGGAGAACCGCATTCTCGTTCACGACCGGTGCAGGGGCGAAAAGCCCGTGCGTCGGACAGCCCGGAATGGGCGGAAACGGAGCGTGAATCATGGCAGGAAACGGGCGTAGGGCGTCCAAGATAGCCGCGATGCCTTTGCTGAGCAGTCCCGAGGAGCCGGTTGGGCCGGAACTGCCTGATGTTCGCCCGGATACGGGCGATGAATGGTTGCCGGTCACTCGCCGCTGGTATGAGGATTTGCGTCGTAGCCCGTTGGCTCAGCGTATGGGCGTCGGCCCTGACTGGGATTTCGTGTTGGATACGGCGCTGCTCAAGGATGATTTCAAACGTTCCCGTAAGGGGCGTGCGATTCTGGCGGCTGAGATTCGCCAGCGTGAGGCCATGATCGGCGTCACTCCGAAGGCGCGTAACGATTTGAAGTTCGACGCGCCTCAGGCGAATGATTTGAAGGCGTCCTCGTATTCGGGTTCCTCGAACGTCATCAGCATGGAGGAAGCACGTAGGCAGCGTCGGGCGGTGGGCTGATGCATGACGTTATCCCTAATCTGACCGCCGAGGATAGGGAGCGTTCGCTTGGCTGGCTTGCCTTGTGGTGGATACAGTCGTTCTGCGTCGTGGGTTCGGAGCCCGCGTATGACATGCCCGTGTATGAGAGTCCTGAGTATGCGCGGTTCTACGTGGACTGTTACGCGCTTGACAAGTATGGGCAGCGTCGTTTCAACCATGTGTTCCTGAGTCGCCCCAAGGGTTGTGACAAGTCCGGCAAGGGTGGCCGTCTGGGTTTGTTCGAGGCTTTGGGCCCGTGCCGTTTCGCCGGTTGGGCGAAGGGCGGGGAAACCTACACGTTCCTCGGCCAGACTTACGAGTATCTGCCGGGCGAGCCTATGGGCCGTCCCGTGCAGGGCCCGAACGTGGTGTGCATCGCCACCGCCGAAGAACAGACGGATAACGTTTATCAGGTAATGAAGTACAACTGCGAGAACGGGCCTTTGAGCCAGTTGCGCGGTTATGGTCTTGATGTCGGTGAAACCCGTATCCTGCTGCCGGAGGGTGGTTCGATCAAGCCCGGTGCCACCGGTTCTTCCACGCATGACGGCGGCAAGCAGACGTTCATCATCGCCGACGAATCCCACTTGTACAACGTTCCCCGGTTGAAGGCCACGTATCATACGCTGAAACGTAATCTCTCGAAGCGTATGGGCGACGCCGAACCGTGGGTGTTGGAAACCACGACCATGTACCGTCCCGGCGAGAACAGTATCGCCGAGGAGACCTACAAGCACGCTCAGGATATTCGAGAGGGTCGCATCAAGGACCCGAAGCTGCTGTTCGACCACAGGTATTCGCCTTTGAACATCGAGGACCTGGGTGATGCGGGCAAACTGAAGCATGGCCTGTATGAGGCGTATGGTTCCGCCGCGAAGTCAAGGGACGGCAAGGACCATATCATTCTCGCTGACGGCAGCATCGTGCCGGTCAACGACGAGGGTGTGAGCGATGACGGGTATTCGCTTCGCTCCCCCGGCGTGGAGCCGGGCCCGTCGAAGGACGGCTGGGTTGATATTCGCGGCCCTATCGCGGATATCCTCGACCCGGCTTCCGATGTGGGCGATTCGATTCGCTACTACCTGAACAGTCTCACGAGCGTTTCCGACGCTTGGCTGTCCGAATCCCTGTTGAAAAGCCATCTCGCGGGCATCGCATTGTATGCGGGCGTTCCCGAGGGCACCGACTTGGACGAGGCAGCGCCTTGGAAGGACATTATTTCGGACGAGGACGAGATAACGCTTGGCTTCGATGGTTCGCTTTCCGATGATGCGACCGCCTTGGTCGGCTGCCGTGTCAGGGACGGCCTGTTGTTCCTTATCAAACTGGAACAGAAGCCCGAAGGCCCCGAGGCCGCTGACTGGCAGGTCGATGTGGAGGCGTTCGACCGCAAGGTTCGCTGGATGCTGGACAACTACAACGTTGTCGGCTTCTTCGCGGATGTCCACGGCTGGCGTGACCTCATTATCGGCTGGGAAACCGACTACTCGTATCTCGACCTTGTGGGCCAGCGCAACAACGGCGACCCGATCATGTTCCACACGAACAATTGGGAGTCGGACATGAAGCAGGCGTATGTGGACATGCATACCGCGTTCTGCCGTGAATGGACGGCGTGCGATGACGAGGACAATCCCGTCATCGGTGATGTCGCACTGTTGGCCGACCCGAGGCTTCTCGCGCATTTCAGAAACGCGCGAAGGAAGAACCTGCGCAGGACGAACGCCGATGGCTCCACTCAGTACCTCGTGTACAAGGAGACGCCGAACAGTCCGTTGAAGATAGACGCCTGCATCGCAGGCGTCCTCGCATATACGGCGCGTACCCGTTATCTGGAACAGGCCAGTTCCCGTGCGCCGAGGGTGCGCACCCACGTTACCCGAGTGACTTATTAGAAGGACGGTGAGATATGGCCGTGCAGTTGGAGTCGTTGGTTCCCGATGATGTCGAACCGGGAGGCGACGGCGTGGTGCTTACCCGGTTGGCGAACCGGCTGGTGAACCGTATCCCCATGCTGTGCCGGTTGAAAACGTTCTACGACGGCAAGGAGACCGTACCCACGAAGGCGGTCCCCCGCAACATGGATGTGACCAGTTCGGACATCTACCGCAGGTTCGTGGACATCTGCCCGATGAACTTGGCGAGCACGATAGCGAACGCGGTCATCACCTCGGAGAAGCCCACCGGCTTCCGTCTGGTGTCGGACAAGGCGATACGTTCCACCGCCGCAGACGACATGTGGCAGAAGTCGGGCATGAACCTGAAATCGTTGAACATGCTGCGTGACGCATCGATTTACGGTGCCGCCTATGCGCAGGCGTGGTCGACGCCTAACCCGGCCTACATTTCGAGGCTCAGCCCTTGGGATACCGTCGTTTCCGACGATAAGAGCGCGGCCATCGTCTACTCGTATGACGCGGATGAAGGCACCGAGAACATCGCCTTGTACCGTCTGGTCCGTGACGATAAGGGCAATGTGACCGACGTGTATGGTCGTGTCGCCAGACGTGAGGTGGAGTCGCGGACGCTGCCGACCGACAGTCCCGACTATGAGGATGCCGTGTATGAGCTGGCGAACGATGATTCCAAGAAGAAACCGTCGTTGCCCGCCTTGTTCGAATGGGTGGGCGCGGCCAGTTCCGATGGTCTTGATTTCGCCCGTGACTGCGGTTGCCTGCCCATCGTCCAGTTGAAGACCGCGACCGGTCGAGGCCAGTTCGAGCCTCATCTTCCGACGTTGAGCGCCATCGACCAGCAGCGTTTCCAACGTTTCTGCATTCAGGAGATGCAGGCGTTCAAACAGCGTTGGGTGTCCGGCGACCTTCCCGAGTATTACACGAAGCAGGACCCGGCCGTGAAGGCCAACCGTGCGCGTGCCGGCGAAAAGATCGACTACTCGTCCTTGTTCGAGCTTGGCCCCGCCGCCTTGTGGCTGATGCCGAAGGACGCGAAGATGGGCGAAAGCTCCGTGACGGACATCACGCCGATTGTCTCCGCCGCGAACACGGACATCAAACAGTTGGCCGGCGCGTCCGGCACCCCGTTGTCGATTCTCAGCCCTGACGTTTCCGGCAGCGCGGCGGGAGCGAAGCTCACCACCCGCATGTTGAGGCTCAAGGTGCAGGACATGAACGAGCGTGCCAATGATGCGTTCGTGCTGCTGCTTCGCATGGCGTTGGTCGCAAGCGGCCAGCAGTCCGCCGCCGATGAACGTTTCGAGACGATGTGGCAGCCGGTCGAAACTCCCACCGATTTGGAGCAGGCGCAAGCCGCCAACTATGTGAAGGGACTGCTGCCGGTCAAAACCATCATGCGACGGTTCCTGAACATGAGCGAGATGGATATAGCCGAAGCCATGCAGGACTTGCAGGACACGGCTTTCGCCACCGCCCTGAGTCAGGAGAACACTCTGGTCGAAGGCAAGACCTCACAGCAGTCGGCTCCCACCTTGCAGGACACGTTGGATTCGACATCGACCATCCCTGACCTGAACGACACTCTGGGCGACGAGACGTTGGACTCCACCAATGAGGTGACGTGATGGCCGACATGACACAGGCGCTGACCGTCATGGAACGGCAGCGTCAGGCGCTGGTCGACGCCTACGTGCAGCGTGCGTGGAACATGTGGAAGTCGCTCGACCCCGCCGACTGGTGGAACGACGCGATAACACAGGGCGTGTCCGCGTGGATAACACAGAATCAGATCGCGTTCATCAAAGCCATGCGGCATCTGGGCGTCTCCTATGCGGACGTAATGCTCGGCATGGTGAACATGCCTTCGGATGGTCAGATTCCCGAATACATCGTCACAAGGGACAACACCGACCCTTGGGCGGTGAGCGTGCGTCCTGCCGACGCCTATCGGAGCATGGCCGTAAGGGACCCGTCGATACGCCCGCTGGCATGGGACAATCTGGACGATTACGTGCAGAAGGCCGTCGATGATTGGCTTGACGCCGCCGTGAAACGGTTGACGGACAATGCGAACACCGATGGTCAGATAGCCATGAACAGTGCGGCCACGCAACGATTCCACGGTTCCGGCGTCAGAAAATACCGTAGGGTCATACACCCCGAGCTTTCCAAGACCGGCACGTGCGGCCTGTGCGCCGTCGCGGCCACGAACGTGTTTTCCACGGCCGACCTTCTGCCCATGCACAACAACTGCAAATGCACCGTCGCCCCGATCACCGCGAACAATGACCCCGGTCTGAAACTCAACCGGGAGGATTTGGACGCCATCTACAGGAAGGCTGGCAGCACGTCAGCCGCCGACCTGAAAAGCGTGCGCGTCATCATGGAATCGCATAGCGAGATCGGGCCGATTCTCACGCAGTCCCAGTGGCGGCGTGAATACGATGACGGCACTCCCGCGCCGGAATGGCATATCCCCGACCTGAAGATGACGCGCACCGCGTTGCAGCGCATGTATGCGAGGGCTATGGAGTTTCAACAGCATTATCAGAAAGTGCTGGATACGGGCGAGGAAGACGATTTTCCATTCGAGGGTCGAAAGTACAGCTTCCGGCCTTCGGTGCATTTAAGACAAGCCATGTCCTATCAGAGGGCGTGGCTCCAATACCTGCGGTCGACCCTCGGTTTGGCCGCGTGAATGAAAGGGGCGGGCGGATGCCTACCAAGGAAGAACAGAACACTGCCGAAACCGAAACGGTTCAGCAGTCTCAGCCTGAAACGGGCGCGGCAGAAACGACCGCCGACATTCAGGAAAACAATGAAAACGTCAAGCCGGAGGAAAACCCCGGTGACAACGAGCTCGCCAAGTGGAAGGCGATGAGCCGTAAGAACGAGAAGCAGGCCGAAGCGAACCTCAAGCAGGTGCAGCAGGTTCAGGCCGAGCTTGCCCAGGTGCGTGCCGACAACGCGCGTCTGATTGCGAAGAGCACGTATCCGCAGGTCACTGACAAGGTGTTTGAAGCCCTGTACAAGGGTGATGGCACGCCGGAGGATATCGCGGACTTCGCCAAGTCCTATGCGGAGCTCAACCCCATCCAACCCGGTTCGCCGTTGGGTGTTCAGCCGAACGGCCGCGTTCAGGTGCCGGAAGCCGAGGCTCTTCGCAGCGTGGGCCGAAAGGCCGAGAACCCCGAGGGCGAGTTCAATCCGAAACCAAAGCGCGGCGACGCCTACAAGCGTGCGATGGACCGTCAGAACGCCCGCCGCCGCAACCATAACAAGCAAACCAAATGAAAGGAGCCATACTCATGGCGCTTCCTATTGAAATGGTGCATGGCACCGGCCTGACCACCGTTGAGGAAAACAATGAGTGGCGTTTCGGCGAACAGTCGGGCGGCGTGGTCTCCGTGACCATCGTCCCCGAACTGTTCAACGTCGATGACGAGACTCTGCGCAACAAGTACCTGACCGGGGTCAGCCCGACAGCCACGACCATCTACATCCGTTCCGGTATTCCGCTCGCCAAGATCACGAGCGGCACCAACAAGGGCGCTTACGGCCCGTATGACCCGCAGGCTACCGATGGCCGTCAGACCGCCATCGCCGGCCTGTTGGAGTCCGCCGTCGCCGTGAACGTCACCTATTCCGGCTGGCAGGTCGATGACACCTATGTGGGCCTTCGCTACCGTGGCGACATTATCAAGAGCAAGCTGCCGGTCGTTCCCGCCGACGAGGCCAAGTGGGGCGGCTGCTTCTACGATGTCGAGGATGATGCTGTCACCGCATTGTCCGGTTCGGCTGGCGCTGCCGGTTCCGCTGGTGTGGGCGTGAAGTCCATCACCTTGACCAAGAACACCTCTGGTGCCATCACCGGTGGCACTTGGGTCGGCACCGACAACAAGTCGAACACCATCACCATCGCCTGACACCCCGTCTAAAACGATTCTTTGAAACCCGCCCCTCGTGGCGGGTTTTCTCATATCTGAAAGGAAATATCCAATGGCATTGGACAAGGAAATCTTCCCGCCGAGCGAAGCCACCGAGGTTGCGCAGGCGGGCTTCGATTACGTGAACGGCATTCTCCCGTTCTCCACCATGTTCCCCATCCAGTCCAATGACGGCGAATGGACCGTCTCTTGGACGCCGAATCTGCCGACGCTCTCCACGAACGCCATGCAGCGTCGTGCGCTGGACGCCGAGATCGGCCACACTTCGATGGTCGAACAGTCCGCCGAACAGCATACGGGCCTTCTGCCCCTGTCCGGCATGGACCACATCACCGAACGTGATATGGCCAAGCACGCGAACGACAAGCAGTTCATCCACGACAAGGCCGAAGCCAAGACCACGCATCTGGGCCAGACCGCCGCCGTGACCCTTGAACTTGAGTCCATCTCCGCGATGATGGATGGCAAGATCACCATCAACGAGAACGGCGCGAACGTTGTCTACTCGTTCGGCCGTCCGGCCAAGCAGCATAATCAGACTCCGACCACTCTCTGGTCCCAGGCTACTTCCGACCCGATTGCCGACGTTCAGGGTTGGATTGAGGTCATGCGCAAGAACAAGGGCCGTACACCGCACGCCGCGTTCACCACGTCGAAGGTCATCGACGCATTGCGCGTCAACGAACAGTTCCGTCAGGAAGTGTCCGGCATGGACTTGGCTCATTCCAAGCCACGACTGACCCGCGACCAGGTGCTGGGCGTTCTCGCCAGCCAGCTTCAGCTGAACGACGTGCGTATGCTCGACCTCGAATACGAGAACCTTGAACTGGACGGCGGCTTCAAGATGGACGTGGACACCACCACGCTCATCCCCGATGCCACGTTCGTCATGCTTCCCTCGTTCAACGACCCGACCCTTGGCTTCACCGCTTCCGGCCCGACCGCCGAAGCCCAAAACTCCGAGTATGAGATCAGCAAGAGCGTCAACGACGGTCTTGTCGCCGCCATGCTCTCCCATCAGGCTCCGGCCAACTACGATATCTGGGTCAACGGCTCCGCGCTGCCCGTATTGCAGGATGCCGTCAGCACGTTCAAGGCCAACGTCCTGTAAGAGCCGTCATGGCAAGCGTTGACGGCATCGACTGGAAGAAGTACATGCAGTTGGAGTTGGTCGATGACAGACGTCTCGCCGACCGGTACTCGAACGAGTGGATCGCCCACAAGTGCCGTGTCGCCGCGAACATGGCTCTGACATGCAGTCCGAACGTGGAGCCGCGCCTGAACAACGGCTATCTGGACGAGGAAACGTTCGCCTATGTCGTCTGCCAGATGGTCATTCGCGTGATGCGGTGGACCGATCTGAAGTCGGAGACGAACGGCTCCTACACGTATGAGAACCGTGACCCGCAGGACAATCCGCCACCCTATGACGCTTCCCCGAACCTGTACGTGAGCAAACGCGAAAAGCAGCTGCTTCTCGGTTACGAGGATGGGAACGGGCCGATAGGAACGGTGTTCGTCGGCGTCAACAGAATCTGGGGGCTTTGATGGAGGGCGAAATGCTTGACACAGGGCATCTCTTCGATGATGTCGATGCCGACGAGATAGGCGGCGGCCATCTGTTCGACGGGCACGATGAAGTCAGTAAGCAGGTTCCTGACGATCTGCTTCATCGTGACGTGATCGTCTATGAGGGCATGGCCCCGTGGGTGACGTGCCATGGGAGTACGACCGTTCCGAAGTATTTGGATGCGGATGGTATGGTTCTTGACCCGGCCACGGTTTCCAATGTGGTTCGTGCGAGTGGTTTCGTGCCATCCATCACCAGTGGCGGCGTCCTGTACACGGCTGATGTCCACAAGGTTTACTGTTGCGTGGTCGGACGCACCCAGAAGAACAGTGTCATGAGTGAGAACTGGGCGCAGGATACGACTCCGCAGAAGTTCGGCGGCAATCGTGAGATGAATCAGGTGAAGGTTCTCGCACCGGAATGGCACGGGGACTTCTACTCACGGTTCTGGTTCGACGGCTCATGCTATGAGGTTGACGGTTCGCCGGTCTTTCTTCCTCATTCGTCCGATACGGCTAGGCATTACGAGTTTCCGGCTCGCCGCGTGTACGCGGCCGAGTTGGCCCATAACCGTATCGTTCCGCCCGTTCCGCCGAAGGGGGCTGAAACATGGGGTATGTGAAGCTTCGTCCTGATCTGAATGCGAGGGTCGCGGAAAGGTTCGGCGGTAAGGTCACTCGCCCCCACGCTTTGAAGGTTCAGGCTCGCGCGAAGGCGTTGGCCGACATGCGGGCGAAGCATTCGAGCGTCGCTGACCGTATCAACATCGACGTTCACGCTCACGGCTTGCATACGAGCGTGGTCATGAGCGTGACCGGGCGTGACGGCTCGCAGATCGCATCCTATTTGGAGTATGGGTATTTCAATCTGCGTGCGCAACGTCATATGCCGGGCATGTATGTGATAAGCGAGGCCAAGTATGGCTGATCTGAGCGTGCGTGCCCCGTTGGATGCCGAGGGGCTGGTCGATGCGCTGTTCAAGCGTGTCGATTTCCGTAAGGCCGGTTTTGATAACGTCGTGGTGTTGCCGCGTGCCATCGCGGATACGGATTCGTATGCGTTGGACCATGACGTGGTGATCTGGCATTGCGGCGCTCCGGTCCAGCCGGATTGGAATGTGAAGGCGTGGGTTTGGCGGTTCGCGTTGTCGCTGACCGTGGTGAACCGTGATCCTGACATCAGTTCCAGCCTGTGTTCGTTCCTGCACGAGACGATTTCGCGTTGGCCTTATGGCGAGCCTACCGAGTTTGGCCGTGTGGGTGCGATTCCTGACAATCCCGCGTTTGAGCAGGTCGCCATTGGTGACGTGGTGACTACGAAGACCGCTGTCGTGCGTTCCTGCACGAAGCTGGTGCAGGCGGGTTCCGTCCGCTGATTTTCCCAATAATTCAAAGATTCTGATTTTAAAGCCCTGTCCGCTTGCGGATGGGGCTTTCTTGTTAAGGAGGGCCATTCATATGGCTATCAATGATAAATCCGTGTTTACCAGTGTTCGCGGTGCAGCGTTTCTTGCCAATGCCAATACTGCTTTGCCGAGTCTGAAACTGTTTGGTTTGGAGGCGGCGACCGTTGGCGAGACCACCCAGAAGTATACGAACATGGGTCATTTGAGCGCGTCCGACCTGCCGTCTTTCGAGACGAGCGGCGGCGACGCGACAACCAAGGATACTTGGAACAAGAGCAAGTTCCGCACCACTTACGATTCCGTCACCGGCAAGGTCACGATTTCCAGCATCCAAGGCGACAAGGAAATGTTCAAACTGATGTTCGACGCTGCCGAAATCACCGGTGGCGGCACCGCAGTCGCCTTGGATAAGGTCGAGCAGCCGAAGGCGCTGTTCATCTACGTCGAAGACACGAACACCGGTGAGAAGTTCGGCATTTGGATTCCGAACCTAAGCCTCGCCTATAGTGAGCTTCCGTCCTTGGCTCAGGATGATTTCAACACGTTCAAGCTGGAAGGCAACATCATGACTTCCACTGTTCTTCCGAGGACCAAGAGCGGCAAGGCTTCCAGCATCGCTTTCTATGATCCTGACGATTTCGCCCATGTTACTGCGTGAGTCTGAGGGTTTTTGATTCTTCCCCTGACGGGTGTTCTTCTCCTGTCTGTCGCCTATCAGGGGATTTTCTTTTTTACCGCAGACGGGTGTTGGCTTTTTCACAGATTGGAGTTTTGTATGGCTGAAAACGATGTTGAAGAGAATGTTTTTCCGACTGATTGGGATGGTCTGGCCGGTTACGATGATGTGATGGCCGGATTGCCGGAAATGGTGCAGGCGGAATCTTTCTCGCCGTCTCAGACCGCATTGTTCGCCGTGGTCGAACGTCGTTTGAACGAGCGTCTGCTTGTCATGCGTGACGGTGGCGTGTTTGGCGGCAAGGCGAAGAAAACCGTGTCGGATGATGCGGTTGCCATGGCCATGGCCGAATACGTGGAGATCGCTGACTCGTTCTATAAGGCGCTTGCCGTTGATGCTGACGCTTACGCGGAGTGGACGAAGGGTCGTGGCTTGTTTGACCTGTTGAACATGTTCGCGGCTCTCACACGCTTCTACGTGGAGCGTTTGGGAAAATCAAGCACCTCGAAAAAGCAGTCTCGGACTGCCGAGTAGGGGTTGTCTCCGATTTCCGTCGTTTCTACCGGCTGAATCTTCCGGCTGACGTTCATGCGTATGATCCGAATTTTCTTTGCGACTTGTTGGATGGTTTGGAGGCCATTCCCGATTCGCAGTGGCGTGCGTGGCTGTTGGAGCATGATGGTGCCGGTGGCGGTTCCGACCGTGCCGAACGATTGCAGTTGGGGTGGCTTGGTTTCGGCCAGTCCGAAATGCTGCTGCTGCAATTGCAGAACACGTTGGATTCGTTGCGTTCGCTGGCCGTTTCCCATTGGAGCGGGAAGAAGGTTGGCTTTGAGCCGATTCTCCCGCCCGGTGTTGACGCCGTGTCACATGATGTCAATCGTGTGGATGGTTCGCATGTGACGAGTCTGGCTGACTATATGGCTCGGGTTCGTAGTTGCTTCGGCGGCTGATTCCGCCGGTTTTTTGTTTTTGCCCATGTTTCCGAGGGGTCTTTTTCCTCTTTCTTCCCCTTGGATTCGTGGGTGTTTCTTTTAGGAGTGTGCGCATATGGAGCGTCCCGCTTTTTCCGCTGGCGAGGTCGGCATTGATGTCGTTCCTCTTACCGACCGGTTTTTCGCCGAACTCAAGGCGAAACTGCATGATCTTCGTGATCTGAAGGTTCCGGTTGAGTTCGACCCGGATGACATGGCCGCTTCGCGCACGTATGAGAAGTGGAATGGGCGGGATACTCATGTCAATGTCTCGTATGACGTTGACATGTCCGGCTTGCGTGAACTGTCGAAGCAGGATGAACTGCTGCGCAAACGGTATGAGAAGCCAGTCAAACCGGTTTTCGACGGCAGTGGTGTCGTCAAGGGTCTGGATATGGCGATCGGCCGTGTCGAACAGTTGCGTAAGGTCCAGAAGAACGTCGGCGACGTGTTCACCAAGAATCTTGGCGTGTTCGGAAAGACGGAGACGAGCCGGTTGAAGGAGCAGATGCTTCTTCTTGACCGGTCCGAAGAGAGGATGCGCAGGATTCGCGCCGACCGTGACGAGCTTGTTTCGATGCGCGGTGACGAGTGGAATCAGCTGAACAGGCAGATTCTTGGCAACATGAGCACGTTGGACGCTTTGCAGAAGCGTTACGACGAGTTGGGTTCCGAGATTTCCAAGGTTGCCGCGTACCGTGATTCGCTTCGTGGCGGTGGACGCCGCGATGAGGCGAAGGCGCAGACCGTCAGACTTCGGGAGCTTCGCGCCGAATACCGTGCGACCGCACGCAACATGCGCGAGGTCACGAACGAGACGAACAGGCTTGCCAGACAGCAGGACAGGTTGAAGTCCGATAGTGTGGCGAAGTGGATTCACGATTTGGACAAGCAGCTTGTCGAATTGGATTCGCATACGAAGTCCGTGCGTGACACGTTCGACAGCGTGGCCCGTAGCGGGTTCTTCAAATCCTCCGACATGGGAAAGACGAACGTTCTTTCCGGCGTGAGCTTTTTCGGCAAGGACTTGAACCGTCAGCTCAATGCGGAACGTGCCGCGCGCAGGGAGCAGGAGCGGCTGAACGATTCGTGGCGTGACGGTGCCGAATGGCAGGGGAACCTGTTGGAGGGCACGGCACGGTATGCGCGGAATCTGAAGACCGCTTCCAACGTGATGAACGCGTATGGCAAGGACGTGAAGGAGGCGAACCGTCTGCTTGACGAGCAGGAGCAACGGCTGACCGGCTTGCAGAATGCCTTGCGTGGCGTGAACAAGTACGGCAGGTATTCGGAAGTCAACAAGCAGTTGAACGACCAGCTCGCCGCCGTCAACAGGCTCCGCAAGCAGATCGAATCCAATCCGATCAAGACGAGACTCGTATTGGATGATAGTCGGTTCAGCCGCAAGTATGCGAACATCACACATCAGGTAGGCGAGTTGACGAAGAAGCTCGAACGTGAGAACGAGCTTAGGATTCGTGTTGATTTCTGGACCGACACGGCTGATTCGCTTGAAGAGCGTCTGCGTAGGCTTCAGCAGGGGCGTATCCGTATTCCTGCGGATATCGTCGTTGACAATGAGAATCTGATTGAGCGTGCCCGGCAGGTCGCCGAAGAGGTGAGACACAATCCGGATCGCAAGGTCGAGCTTGAGGCTGATCTTGATCTGGATATGAAGCGTGCCGAGGAGCGTATCAAGGATTTCCAGAAGGCCAATGACACGTTCAACATGGACGTGGACTTGGAGACTGCCGCCGCACGCGCCCATCTCGCTTACTTCACGAGACCGCGCACGGTTGATATTTTCGCGGAGTTCAAGGGCACCGATCTCGGCAAGATCATGAGCGGCATGACCGCTGGCGCTACGGGTGTCCGTGGCGTGCAGAACGAGTGGCAGAAGCTCGTTAACGTGTTCGACAAATTCGATGAGGTCGTGCCGAAGTGGAGTCTGCTGGGCGCGGTGTTCGCGTCTGTTGGCGCTGGCGCGTTGAACTTGTCCCGCACGGCTGGCAGTGCCGGCGCTTCTCTGGTGATGATGAGCAAGGCGGCTCTGGCCGCTCCGGGCGCACTGTTGGGTGTGACCGCTGCTTTCGGCGCTGGATATTCCGCCGTGAAGAATTACGCGGATTATATCGACGTGTCCACTACGAAGTTGGGCGGCTTGCAGAAGAAACTGTCGGATTCGTTCTGGACGGAAGCCAAGCAGCCGGTCATCGACATGATGGACGCTTTGGGCGGCAACGGGTTCGTTGACGGTATGGAGAAGGTTTCCTCCGCCGAAGGTAAGATAGCCGCGAACGCCGCGAAGATAGTCGCCCAAGGCGAATACGTGTCCCGTATCAATTCGATTCTCGGCAATACGGTCAAGGGAGTGAACGCGCTTGACCCTGGCGTCCAGGCTGTCACCGCTTCCGTTGTGAGGCTTGGCGACAGCACCAGCTCGTATCTGCCGCGCATGGCCAACTATGTGAGCCGCAACGCCACGCTGATGGCGCAGTGGGTCGATGAGGCGGAGCGTTCCGGCAAGGTCACTCAGGCCATGGAGAAGGCCATCGAGCAGGGTGGCTATCTCATGTCGAGCGTCAAGTCGCTTGGTGGTATTCTCAAGGGCACGTTCGGCACGTTGGCCGAGGGTGAGAATGGTATCGAGAAGTTCTCCGACGCTCTGAGCCGTGCTGACAGGGCCGTGAACGGTGTGAAATTCCAAGCCACGTTGGCCGCGTGGGCCGACGGGGCGAAGACCGCTTCGGGCAAGTTCCATGATTCGTTCCGTGAGATTGGCGACGCGGCTTATGAGCTGCGGGACACGACGAAGCAGGCGTTCATTGACGCAGGCTCCATGGTGTCCACCGGCATTGGTTCCATCAGCAGTCTTGTCGGCAAGTCGAAGCATGGTATCGCGGATTTCAGCAATGGCGTGTCAGATGGATTCCAGAAGGTGTTCCGTGCCGTTGATTCCGCATCTCCGATGTTCGACAGTCTGCTGTCGATGGTCGGCAAATTGTCCGACACGTTCGGTGGAACGTTGGGGAACACGTTGAAGTCGGCGGCTCCGACGATCAAGGTGTTGGCCGATGGCGCTTCCACCATGGCTCAGGCGTTCGGCAAGCTGCCTGCGCCCGTTCAGGCGATGGTCGGCATGTATGCGACGTTCGGAAAGGCCGGCATCAGCGCTTACAATTCGTTGAAGCGTGGCATGTTGCAGAATATCAAATCCACGTTGCAGTATCGGAAGACTCTGAGCCAGTTGGGTATCACCTCGCAGGAGACTGCGATCAGTATGAGCGAGCTGGTTCGGGCTATGGCTCGTTTGAAGTCCGGTCAGACGGCTGGCGTGCTGACCGGTGAGGTCTCGAATATCCGCCGGATGGGTGTCGCTGCCGACGAGACCACTGCGAAGCTGAATCGCATGAATCGTGCGCAGGCTGGCGGTTCCTCCGTCGCAGGCGTTGCCGCTGGCGCTGGTTCTGCTGGTTTGGTCCGTGGTGTCGGCGAGGCGGCTGAGGGAGCCGCCCGTAAGACTGGTTTGCTGAAGACCGCTTTGAGCGGCGTGGTCGATTTCCTTGGCGGACCTGTTGGCATCGCCATCGGCGGCGCGACCACGGCGTTGAGTCTGGCGGGCAGTGCGATCAGCTCGTACAATGATGCCGCCGCGCACACGCAGACGGTGAACCAGACCATCGCAGACTCGTTCAAGAACGTTCAAAGCGGTGCGGCGGACGCCTCCACGGCTGTTTCCGAAGCCAAGAAGACCGTTTCGAAGAATTGGACCGACAATGATTACGGTTGGAAGCTCCCTGGTGGCAACGCCATCGAGAAGGGTCTTAGCGGTATTCAGAAGTCGATAAGCCCGTTCAAGAACGCCTCAGATGCAGCCGATGCTCTCGGCATCAGCGTCAAAAAATTGAATTCCGCCGCGACCGGAACGAACGACGCCTATGACAAGATGCATAAGAAGCTTGAGGACATCAAGAACGACCAGCAGTGGGTCATGGGCGCGAACGGTCAGATGGTGAACGTCAACGAGCGGCAGGCCGAAGCCGCCGAACGTCTGCTTGGCGTGCTTGAAGACTCCCACGCCGAATGGGTGAAGGGCATGAAGGTGGCGTCCGATTGGATCGGCAGCGCCGATAGCGTCGCCAATGTTTCGGCGTTGGCCTCCGACAAGCTCAGCCTGCTGTCCGAATCCCTCGCAGCCAACAACTACGAGTTGGAGGGCAACAGCAAGAACGCCCAGGCCAACCGCAAGATGATGGCCGATTACGCGGACAGTGCTTTGCTGGCCGCGAAGAACATCATCTACGCGGGCAACGGCAGCGCCGAAGCGAACCAGAAGGCCAAGAACGCCGTCTATTCCGCACGTCAGGAAATCATTCAGATGGCCGAACAGTGCGGCATGTCAGCCGAGGCGGCCGCCGCGCTTGCTGACCAGATGGGTCTTATTCCCGATAACGTGTCCACGAAGTTCGATCTGACGAACATGGATTCGGTGAAGGCTCAGGTTCAGGATTATATCGACCTGCTTGAGTTGACCAAAGGTCAGAAGGAAATCATTCTTGATCTCGTCCAGAAGGGTGATATAACGAGCTTCGACCAGTTGGCCGGCGCCGTGAAGGCGCTCATGGGTGGTGCGAGCGAGAAGGATTTGGTCATTCTTCTTGACGCTCAGGATAACGCTTCGGATAAGATCAAGGACGCTACGGCTTTGGCTAAGGGGTTCGGTCTGACGAAGGCTGAGATCAATATCCTTGCCAAGGATGAGGCTGGCCCGAAGTTGGATGCCGTCAAGCAGAAGCTTCGTGACAGTGGGTTGACTGACGCTCAGATCCAGATTCTCATCGACGCTTTGGATAAGGCGAGCGGCAAGATGAAGGATATTGAGAAGCAGAAGGTTCCTGCCGCAAAGGGCGTCAGGTTCGATATTGATGCGAACGATGATGACGCCAGCGTGAAATTGGCGAAATATCAGGGGCTTAACGGTTCCACGCTTGCGACCGCGCACACGTTTGTGATTGGCGATGATTCGAGCGCTCGGAACGCTTTCGACAATACGAGAGCGTATGACGGCGTGACGTTGGCTCAGCCTTGGGGCCGCGTGTTGGGCGACAACAGTGTGGCGCGCGCCGTGTTCGCCGGCATTCAGGCGTTCAACGGTGTGACCATAGCAAGCCCGTGGGGTCGTGTGCTGGGCGACAACAGTGGTGCGCGTATGGCGTTCATGAAAACGAACGCATATGATGGTGCGACGATTTCCCGCCCGTGGGGTCGTGTGCTGGGCGATGCTTCCGATGCCCAAAGAGTGTTCAGCGACATCAGCTCGTTGAATGGCTCCGTTATTGCCACCCGTTACGTGAATATCGTCACCCAAAATATCGACGGTGGTAGCACGAAAGTGGCTACCGGTGGCCGTATCAGCGGGCCGGGTACCGGCACGTCTGATTCCATCCCGGCGTGGCTGTCGAACGGCGAGCATGTTATTCGTGCCGCTGCGGCGAGCAAGCTTGACCGTACTGTCGGCCCGAATTTCCTGAACGTGTTGAACGCGACCGGCGATCTGGACAGGGCGGTGTCTCAGGCTCGCACGTCGTATGCGCGTTCCGCGCGTGACATGAGCCGTAACGCCTACGCTTCCGGTGGCAGGGGCCAGAGAATGTTGGATTCGGCCACGTCCGTCACGGTCAACATTCCTTCACGGGATGATCGCGAACTGGTGTCCGCCGTGAACGATCTGCGTCGTGAGGTTGCGGACTTCCGTGACGGTATCGGCGGTGAGATCAGCCGTAACAGCAGTCCTTGGCCTAGCAAGCGTGATTTCGTCCGTGATGTATTGGAGGCCTATCGTGGCAGGTGAGCTTACGTATGTGAGTGGTCTGACCGGTGAACGGTTCGACGTGTCGGATTATGAGACCGTTGATTTCGAAGGCGCGTTGGAGTTGCGTGGCCGTGAATGGGATTATACGGTGCGTAACGGTGGATTGACTGGTGTTTCGAGGAAACGTCGGGAGATTTCCGTTGACGTGCATTATGGTGATGCGGCTGCGTTCGACTCGTTCATGCGGACGGTTGACGTTGATCTGGCCGTAGGCAAGCCGGGACGGTTGGAGGCTGTGAATGGTGCGGGGGAGGTTTGGACGCAATCGTGTTATGCGGTGAAGTCCGAGGCTTCCTCGCATCCGGGTTTGTCCGACCCGGTGTGTGCGCTTTCGTTCGTCTTGTTGGATGGCGTATGGCGGCACGATGCCGCTACCGTATCGTATCAGCCTGTGTCCGAGTCTGCTGTGTCTGGCTTGAATTTGCCGACTGACATGGGTTATGATCTGGCTGTTTCGCGTCCGTCATGCATGGTGTCTAATCGTATGCGTGCTCCGATGCCGTTTCGTCTGGTCATATATGGGGCTGTGTCGAATCCGTCGTTGACGATTGGCGGGAACGTGTACCGGTTGAATGGTGATGTTCCGGCTGGCGCTTACGTGGTGGTTGACTCGTTGAGGAAGTCGATCATGCTGCATGATGCGGATGGTCCTTTGCGGAACGTGTTTTCGTGGGGTGTGCGAGGTTCCGGTTTGAATCGTGGACAGTATGTTTTCCAACCTGTTCCGGCTGGTTCGAGCGTGGTTGAGTTGGGTTCCGGTTTCGGTTTTGATCTGACGGTTGTCGAGGAGAATGGGGACCCGACTTGGTTGATCTGATTTGCGCTGACGAGAATGGCGTGCCGTTCCATGCGGTTTCGGATTGCGTGTTTGATTGCGCGTGGGGGTCTGGTGAGAATGATTTCGAGCTGACGTTGTATGACGGTACGGTGCTGCCTGACCGTGGTCTTGTCTATGTGGATGGGACCGAGGTTGGCGGCATCGTCGATCATATGAAGGATGAACTGTCGGACGGTGTGAGTGTCGTAACGTATTCCGGTCGTAGTTGGCATGGCATGTTGGCCGGTAAGGTGTTGCAGCCGGATTCGGGGCAGGATTATCTGAAGGTGTCCGGCCCTGTGAATCAGGTGTTGTCGAACCTGTTGGCCCGTATTGGCTTGGCTGACGTGTTCAAGGTTCGCGCGGATTCCACGAAAACGATTCCAACGTTCCGGTTCGACCGGTATTGCACTGCGTATGATGGCATCCGCAGGATGTTGGCGGCGAATGATCTGAAACTCATGTTTCAGGAGGTTGACGGCACTGTATGGATGTATGCCAAGCCGATTGTTGACCATAATGATACGGTTGATTCCGATCTGGTTGATTTTTCCATCACGAAGGATTACCGGCGTATCAACCATATGATCGGCTTGGGCAAGGGTGATTTGAGGAATCGTCTGGTCGTCCACTATTATGCGGATGGTTCCGGCAAGGTGTCCAATACGCGCACGTTCGGTGGTCGTGACGAAATCGCCGCAGTCTATGATTACTCGTCCGCCGAGAAGGACGAATTGGACAAGCAGACGAAGAAGCAGTTGCAGGATTTGCAGGGCGCTGGCGCTGTCGATGTGACTGTGCATGACGGCTTGTCGCTTGATGTGGGCGATAGGGTTGCGGGCTGCGATCATGTCACTGGTCTGACGGTTACTGCCGTCGTGTTGAAGAAGATCGTGAAACTGTCTGGCGGCTTGCTGTCCGTATCGTATGAGGTTGGCGACGCGGCTTCCTCGAAGACGGAATATTCGAATTATACGAGTTCCTCTTCCTCTTCGTCTTCGGGTTCGACTGGTGGTGGCGTGTCTTTGACGGCTGGCCGTGGCCTGTCGATTTCAGGCGGCACGATCAACGCGGAGGTCGCTTCCGAGGATTTGGATGCCGTCAGGCAGGTCGCCGATGCGGCGAACAGGACGGCTTCCGGTTTCGCGGCGCAGATCGGCAAGGCGAATCAGACCGCCGAGGATGCGAAGAACGTCGCCGATGCGGCCAAGAGCGTGGCCGACAGTGCGAAGTCGGGCATGATGACCGATGACGAGCGGTCGAAGCTCGCTTCGGTCGAACAGGGCGCGAACGCCTACACGCTGCCGAAGGCGTCCACGGACGTGTTGGGTGGCGTGAGGGTGGACGGTTCCTCGATCGTGAGCGTGGATGGTGTCATCAGCGCGCATGTCGGCGGCGGCGCTTCCGGGAGGGTCGTGTTCCCAATCGGATACGTGGTCCAGAACACGACCGGTGTCAACCCTTCCGTTGATTTCGGCGGCACGTGGAGGCAGTTGCCTTCGCTTGGTTGTTTCACGTTTGAAAGGATAGGCTAGTGAAATCTGACGGTTACTCGAAATACGTGTGCGACAAGTGCGGCAAGACCGCTTATGTCGCCGCCGGTGACACTGAGGCGCGGGAATGGTACACCGTGCGCCGGTATTCGGCTGGCAAGGCGACCCGCATCGCGGATGATGTGCCGCCCGACATCTACGAATTATGTTCCCAATGCAATACGTCTTTCATGACGTTCATGCAGCAGGATGACGCTTCGTTTGAAGCATGGCTGAAGGAGGTTGAAAAGTGACCATCGAACTGGTTGACGGCAAGGCCGGCACGGCCCATATTTCAAGCGAGGACAAGGCGATTATTCATCAGGCCAAGTTCTCGAAGTCCGACGTGGTGTTCGACTGGGGCGACGCGTTCAAGTGCACGATGGGCAGTGCGAACAGGGCCACCATCGGTACGGGTTGCGCGTCGATCCAGGGTTTGGACTGGCATATCACGGCGGCGGAATCGGTGACGATCTCCAACGGGTCGCAGGGCATGAAACGCAATGACATCATTTGCGCGCACTACCATCGCAACGCTTCCAACGGCAATGAGAATGTGGAATTGACCGCGTTGAAGGGCACGCCGAACGCGACTGCTGCCGCTGACCCGACCATTCCGTCGGGGAAGATATTGTCCGGCGCGGTTGACGCATACATGCCGTTGTGGCGTATCCCGCTCGACGGCATCACGGTCGGCACGCCGGTACGCCTGTTCACGCCTAGGGGGGCTTTGTGGGATTCCGTAACCCAGCAATGGAAACCGCCGTATACGAACGACAGCCTCACTCTATGTCGCGTCGGACGCATCGTCACGATCAACGGCAACGTCAAGTTCACCGGCAGTGGACAGCAGAACTACTCGACGGCGAATGAGACCTTCCCTGAAGCGTTCCTCCCACTCGCCGATATGAGCATCATCGCGTTCCCGTCCTGCGGTTTCAGCCTGCTTGTCGAGCGTGATGGGAAGGTGCAGATGCTGGGCGACCCGAAATCCGCCTACTCCACGGCGCACGGCTGCTGGATGGCACTGCAATAGCTTTCCGTAACCCAGACGCTTATCACCAGCCAGTATGGCACGGTGACTGGCG